CGGTTGAATTTGTCGGGGCTTTTCATTTTAGCCACTTCAAACGTGATGTAGGTGATTCCGTTTTTTACGAATGTTGTTTTCAGGGCGTCTTCCATTGGGATTACTACTTTCACGATGTCGAGATCGTTTACCTGAGTTCCTTTACCGATGTAATGTTTTTCGAAAGTTGTCATAACTGAAAAGTTTAAGTTAAAAATGATATGCAGGTAACCGGCTACTTGAACCGGAGCAGGCAAAGAGGAACTGGAATACCGGAACGCAATGAGGATATGCCGGGAAAATCCTTGACGGGTAACACTTCTCCGAAGTCAAGGAAGCCACCTTAGCAGATTATTTGGCAAACTAAACCAGGCATGACCTACTTTGAACATTGCCATCGGCAAGGATTAGAAAGGTGATATCGGCAGCAGTGAGTAATCGGCTGAAAAGAGCCCGGTAATGTTCGAATGCGCAGTAAACCTATAAGTTTATTGTGGCGGAAAATCCACGGCCAACGGACCAACAGCACGACCAGACTAAAAAGCGAACCGGCAGGCATGAACCGGAACAGGGAGGAAGGTAAAAAGGAAGAAAGGCCGGAAGGGGATCGTTTTCCTGACGTCAGGAAAATGGTCGATTGGTTGGTGGGGATATAATAAAAACTGAGTAAACGAACAAAAAAGGGGAGCGCTAGCTCCCCCTTTGGTTAAAGATTGATCAGTTCTTCAACATCGCGAACCTTGGTATCTAAGCTCCTTTTCATTTCGTCGATCACCGAGGTAATTACTGCGGAGTTCGAAGTCTTGAACTCATTGCCATTAGCATCTCTCAGACTGATCACAGAGCTCAGTGAATCGGCACCGATCTGGAAGGTCTGCAACTTCCGGCGCGAATCGTTCAGGGTTTTCCACCGGTCGATCAGCATCGACAGATCCTCCACCCGCTGGATACGTTCCTCCAGTGTCAGCTTACGAGCTGCTTCTTCAATCTTCTCTTCCTTAACCACTGTCATAGTTGGAACAACTGGACTAACTTCAACAACTTCAGCAACTGTGGCTGTTTTTTCGGCAACATTTGTTTTACCCATAATAATTTGCCGCTGCCCTGCGGACTTATCTTGGCATCTGGCTCAGCCGGTTAAAAATAAATTACGGGTAATCACCATTGAGCCGGGCGGATTCTAGTCAAGGGTAGTTCTGTTAAGGCAGGTTAAAACCCCTTGACTTTTCCGGCAGGCGATCAATACCTTCACCCGAAATTTGAGTATAACTACTTTCTCCTTTAAAATCGGTAAGCCATTTTAAAATATACATCTCTACCCTTTGGGTGCACAGCTGGTAGTCTCTTTTGGTTCTTTTCTCTGGTGCCTTGCGGAAATCTAAGTAGCAAAATCAGAGAAAAGAACTGCGCAAAATTTTTAGGAGCGCAGCTGGTCCCTGAAAATTCAGACGTTTGAAAAATGGATGGCGCAAGGTTCTTTTTGGTCGCTTTTTCTATGAAGAAAAAGCGTAGAGTAAATCTTGTGTTTAGAATCTTTCTAAATAATACCGTTTTTCCCATCAAAAAAAAATCAAAAACCTAAAAATCAAGCAATCGGATTCAAAAGGGATATGCAATTCTCCCTTTTGTCTGTGGAAGACCCCGAACCGCCCTGTTCGCATTTTGTGCGCACAAGGTCAAAAAGGGGTGTAATATGCAGAAAATTGCATATGTTCATTTGAAGGGGGGTCTCTATCCAAAAGCCCATCGCACGAACGGAGGTAGTGCGATACCTAACTGATGTGAAAGCAAAAAGCAGATGAATGCGTAGCACATTCTCCTGCTGTGGGAAGCGAGCAATCATTCAGAATTGAATGAAGCCATGAAATGAAAGTATGAATGTTTGTGAGTGAGGGCGATTGTTTATTTAATCTATGCCATCAAACTTCTCACCATTGATTTTACGCAATTGAATAATTATATCATTCAACAATCCAAATAAAAATGCAATCAGAATGGATAGGAAAATTGATTTAATACCCATGCCAAATGAAAGTAAAAGAATGTAGACCATGAATGTATAAATGGACTGCACTTTCAAATTGTGTTTCAATCGCTTATTCATAATATTATTGATTAAATACTGTTGACATTGGCAATGATGTGATTTGTCGTGGAAAGAAGTTCAGCCCGATAAACAAATCATCCCATGCATCGGTACCATCGGTACGAAGTTCGAGCGGATCATCTTCAGTCTCGCCAAGTTTCTCACCAGCTTTGTCTTTCTCAAAACCAGTGCGACCCATCCTGATGCCACACATTTCCATTGAAGGAAGCAGTGACGTATTGTTTGCCCTATTAAACTTTGGAAAAAGATACTTACGTCCTTTCAGCGCATCGTCGATAACCTGATGCTTTACTTTGTGTGTCCAGGTATTGCCAATGTAGACTGGCTCCACATCCCATCCACGTCGGTCAAGTTCTTCACATACGATCTCCTGAAAGTTTGGTGCATCTTCATCCGCATAGGCTCCATCGAGCGCGGTTGAGTTGTAGTAATAGATTACATGCCTATTTGAGTGATGTTCGTAATAGTCGCACCAATTGCGGCACAACTCTCTTAGCTTTTTATCGAACTTTACAAACTTACTCATCAATGTCTTCATTACCGGCTCAACACGCTGACCAGTAACAACCCAGTTGATATTGGCATTGTAGTCAAAGGCAATGGCAAGTGGTACAGACTTATCGACATCACTATCTTTTAAACAGTTGTCATCGGATATCCTATCAAGATCCAGCGTTCCTTTAACTGTTCTAAGGTTATCGAGGTATGTGACATTGTCTGCATCGTAATAGTGTATCTCTGGCTGAAGATTAGGATAGAACCCATCGGTTAGCTTTCTGATCCGCTTATTCATGATCGATGTCTGAAAAATGACTGGAGGCAAAATGAGCTTTTGTTTCTTGATATAGTCAACCCCAACGATCTCAAGGTTTTCAATGGTATCGTACTCCTTGTATAGGAATGCGTTTTGTCTCAGGAAAAACAGTTCATCCCTTAAATGTTGTATCTGTCGGATAGCATTTACAGGCATTTCGGGCATTGCACTGTACTTATCTCTCAGGTAATTAATGTGTGAAATGGTATCTTCAATGGCTTTGATAAGTTCCGGATCCATTTGTTTTTCCTGATCGAGTACCCATTGGCCTTCTTTACTGGTTGGCATATCAGAAACAATGGTTAACCCTTTCCATTTATGGCAGTTTTCAAAGCGTGGATGTGTGCCTGACATGGTCGGAACAACCTCTTCAAACAGTTTTTCCTTATTGATTGATCGCGCTTCGTCAATTTTACCCCAATCGGTCGTGAGTGAGTTGGCCGAAAACTTAACGTCTTGACTCAGCAGATAAACACAGGTTCCATTGTAAAAATGAATAGCCTGTCCCCAATCAATTGGCTCTACAGTCGGAAGAGCAAAATTCATAAATTTCGGAGCCTTGCGACCAACAAAATAATGAACGTCGCGTTGGTAACCATACCTTTTCAAGAAAGTCATTGTGGCCGGAAGTGTTTTTCCCAACAGTTGTTTGAAATTGCGCTGGTATAGGAATCCAGATGAACCTGGCATATTCTGAACGTCGTACAACAAATCAGGTCCTTCTATTCCGTCTGATTTACCAAAACGGCGGGAACCAACAATACATTTACTGTTTGGATTTATCTCGTGCACATACATTTGTGCTTTATTGAAATAGGCTTTTTTACTCGTTTCCATCGTTTACTTCGGTAAATGGTACATCTTCAACGGGTGCAGAGCCATATTTTTTACGGAGTTTAGCCATAACTTTTTCCAGATCAGCAATTGGTTTACGACCAATGACCGAAACGTCGGTCGATGGTTCCAGATTAAGAGGAATAATATCGGCCCATGGGATTTGTTCCGAAACATCTTTGTCGAGTTTATTGACTTTTACCAGTGCCTGGCCTGCCCGAATCATTGCTTCAGCTTGTTTTACTTCGAGAACTGATTTTGCATCAACGGCCAGTTTGTAGCCTTCACGAATCATGTAGTTTGCCGTATGCCGGTGAAATTCAATGCTTACTCCTTTTACATTTCCGATCAGAAGTTTTATCCGGGATAGATCACGGTATGCGGTCGATTTGCTTACTTCCAGAATATCAGTGAGGTAATAAATCATTTCTGAATCGTTCTTTTCAGGATGCGCCAACCAATGGGTATAAGCATCACGGTATCGCAGAATCATATCCTGTTCATCCCTGTCAAAATGAACCGGAAGATCATCCTGATCAACGAAAAGGTACTTATTGCATTTTTCCAGAAAACTATCGGTCTCTTTTTGCACGGCGTTCGGCTATTTCTTGTTGGTTTATCATTTGTTTGGCCATTTCTTCGGCCTGTGGACTGCCATGTTTGGCCATTTTCACAATATTTGCATGGATATCCTTTTTGCTTTCTGTTTTGCCCCTGAAATACGAGGTCCAGACAGCGCCTTTTTTCCGGCTGATATCATTCATGAATTCTGCTTCGTCCAGATCCATCAAAACCGCAATTTCTTCCGGCTCCAGAAATATTCCGGAAAGCGTTTCAATCTCTTTGAGTTGGACTTCAGTTAAATTCATCGGGAGTTACTTTTAAGCTTTCTGAGTACCAGTTTTCGTAATGAGTCAACATGCTTTGATAATGCCAGGGAACTGAAATAATCACTCCAGCTTCTTTTTTGTCGTTTATATTCAGGTTAGCGCTGGTGATCACAACCACCTTCCAATTTTCGTTTTCAATAAATGCCGTTTTTGCATGAATGTTGGTCATTCCAATTTCGTTGATCACATTCGAAGCAAAAAACAACAATCCAAGGCGATATCGTTTAACTGATAAGTCGAATAAACAGGTCATTGAAGTAATCATTCCCGACTCCTGAAGTCTCAGAAAACTGCGGATAGCTGTTTCTGTGATCGAGAACGAACTGATCCTAACTTTAGCCGGTCCTGTTTGTTCCAGCAAATGGGCGATCAGCTCATGAGTCGAAAAATCAGCATCCGAAACGTACGGGAAAATGCTATCTGGATTCAGCTGAATGTTGATTTGCTTTTTCAATGTCTTCAGTATAATCAATTCCCCATGCGGTTAACTCATCCATCCGGTTTTGCAATTCTTCAGGCTTTTTCCCGGTACCGTAATTTCGCTGGATATAGGTTTTATTGGCCTTGATGCGTTTTACTTTATCAATGGCATCTTTACCGGCCTGATCAACCAGGCGCTGCTCCACGGTTTTATCCTTATTTTCCTTCCACCATTCATCTATTGAATCCCAACATAACCGTATTTCCTTTTTATTTTCAAGCATTTGCGCTGTTAACTCGGCCCGCTTTTCTTTTTTCGAATCATCATGAATCAAAAGCTTCAATTCAGCATGAAGCGTTTTATTCTGATTCGATAATTCACCTGCAGTACGGTATTTTTCCTGATAAAGTGCCGGTAACTCCTCAAACCGCACAACAGGGTTAGCATCAACAATTACACGGGATCCTCCTGTTCCTTCGACATGCTCAGGAGCCGTTATTTTAATCTTGGAAGCTGCGCCCACTGAGCGCGAAGCTGTCGAAGTGGGCTTTACATACAGTTGTGGCCTGATATCATACACTCTGGCATGGTATAGCAACTTATTACGGAGCATGTTGATGTGGATCTTCCCGGGCGTTGTTGTTGTCAAAAAAGCATTTGAATCCGAATCAACTGCCAGATTCTTAAAAATTCGTAATCCAACCGCATAATCTTTCATGCCGGTGGCCATATAATCAGCTAATTCTTCCTGTTGTGTCATGATTTTGATAATAATTAAGCGATTCTGAAAAACCAATATTTTACGTATTGATACTGTTCTCTTTTAAATACCTGATAATTTTCACCATCAGATGAAACCAATACATCTCTTATCCAGGTAAGACACAGCCATCCTTTTTCATCTGTTTTTCTGGGAATCCATGAAAAATAGATCTTATCACAGGAGTAAAATCCGGGTTGTTTGGTTTCAGAGGTTATTTTTGGTTCACTCACCTGAAGATCTTCATGTTCAGGTAATAATTCAATAGAAGTTTGCATTGTTATAATCCGCCTTGGTTTGATATTTTTGATTTTGGCGTAATAACTCAGCTTTTGATTAAGCAGATTAACCTGAATTTTAGTTGGAGTTTCAGTTTCAAAGAATGGATTATCACTTGCATTGATGCCAAGATTTTTAAATAAGGAAACGCCTTGCTGATAATCCTTCATTCCGGTTGCCATATAATCAGCTAATTCTTCATGTTGGGTCATATGTCTTATCTTTTAACTTGATTTCTATAGATGGAATGCCAGATATTTCAGCTGATGTTTCTTCAGTACAACTGAATTTAATTGCTGCTGTTGATGGAATTATCGCTACTATGTATATGTAAGTAGGATTATTTGTTGAATAGATTGTAGTCTGTCCAGTTTCTTCATCTCGCTGTAACATCATACCTTTTACTCTAAAAGTTTGTCCGGTGGCTAAAAAAATGTCATAGATTTTCATTTTTATCCATTTAAATGATTTGTATTTAAACCTCCCCATTTTGTGCGCACAAAAAAAGGACGAATTGAAAAGCCCCGATCACTCAGGGCTTTTCAATTCGTTAGACTTCGACAGGCTCAGTCTGATTCTTGGAATCACTTTTCGAATCGCGATGGATCCGGGAACAGATCCTTAATCAGCTTTTGCAAATCATTGCTCATGCCCGATTCTGCATTGTTCATGTATTTCTTCACCTGCAGCTGGGCTTTAATGTTTGCCCAATTGGGATTTGGCCGGTTAATGCAAAATCCCTGGTTATTTTTCAGGTCGAGCGAGTCCCAATAAGGGATCCAGTCGTTAAACCAGTAGTTGTAATAAATTTGGGTGAGCACAATCGGATCTGTGAGCATCGAGTACTTTTCAATCAGAAATTTTAGTTTACTTTTTTCGAAGCGGTGCGGAATATGCACGCCATAATTCCAGGTGGTTAAACCTTCCTGCTGCAGCAGCTTCAAAGTGCGAATGTTGTCGCGACCCCAAACAGTTTGAGGCGAAAGCAGCGAAACATTACTTTTCAGGTCGTTCACAGCAACCGGTAGACACATGTCTGCATACATCACTTTATTCACCAGGTAAATGTCGTCGTTCATCCAAAAATATTCTTCGCCAATTCCGGGATGATTGATAACAGCCAGATGTTTGTGCAAAATATCGATGCGCGGGGTTTCTCCGGAATAGTCAACCGGTATAAAATTCACTTCATCGGTATTAATCCACGCTGGAAGTTCTCCAACGATCCACAACCTGAATTTTACATCCGTCAAATTCTTTTCGAGTGAGCGGATCGAGTATTTCATTTCTTCCCATTGCACAAACTTTTCAACATTGGGATAGATGATATCGATTACGCGTTCACCGGTTCGGTATGTCTCCAGCTCATTCCGGAGTAATTTCACTTCATTTTCGAGTTCTAATTTTGTTGCCATTTTTGTAGGGTATAAAAAAACCGCTTCAATACTGAAGCGGTTTTCGATATTTAAAAGAGTCGTTAAACTCCTAAATCCATAGCTGAATCAACGGGGATTACTCCTTCGTACACCGGACAAGGTCCGAAACCACTGTCAGAAATAGTGAAGGTTACACCTTTACGGTCGGTAACTGCCTTACCGGTAGTATCGTTCGATTTAACTTCAGCAGGAAATGCTGGACTACCTTGTAATCGGTATTTGCCATCGTGTTCCTGGTAAATGAAAAACATTCTCCGGTTCAGGAATTTAAGTGCAGCTCCAAGCGCCCTTTTCGATGTTGTTGGATAAAACCAGGTAGCTGTCCGTTTAGTGCTTCCACTATCGCGTTCGCCCTGTCCTTCGCCATCCAAACCAGCAGTTTCAGCTGTTCCGTACATAGGGTACATGGTTTTGCCAGGCTTCAACACAATATCTTCGGTAATTACGATCGATTCCTCAAGGGTTGCAGGGCTTACCGGAAGTTCGGGAAAAGATTCCCTGATAACATCGGCAATAAAGCCGTAATAACCAATGGTGCGTAAACCGCCCATATTGTTCATGCCTTCCTGAAAATCTAATGCTTCAAAGTTCATAGTAGTTCCTCCGATTTTTTAGATTATGCTCCCAAGTTTGCACCTGAGCCGGTATAGTCACCGCTCAGTTCGTTACCAGTTACTGAACCATCGCTGATCATGAATCCGCGTTTGTTCAGATTTTTGATACGCATACCAATTTCGAACTGGTTCCAGAACTGAATTTCGTTCGGATCTTCGAAAGGTGAACGGACCTGAACAAAACCGGCATCGCCGAAAGTGTTCATACCCAAATCGAGGTTGCCAGGTTCGGTCAGCATCAGGCGATCGCCAATACCCAAACAATAATGAGATACCATCTGAAGGTTTGGAATACCACAGTCTTCCTGCAGCTGGGTGAGCAAGCTGGCAAAAGTCACATCTTTGTAAGATGTCTTTTTGTTTTCCAACGAATCTTTCACATTGATCAACGCGCTGTATGGGATATACAGAACAGCGTTTTTCTGACGCCATTTTGGATCGATGTTACGCAACCAGTCGCGAAGGCTGTTGAATGCGGTAAGATCAGTTGCATTGGCAGGAGCAGTCAAATCGCCACAGGCAACCAGGTTACCTTTAGGTGCAGAAATTTCACCAGCAACAATCAGTGCATCGGCAAGGGTGTAGAAACCGTTAGCCATACCTTGTGGGGTCTGGTCAGATACGTTACGAACTGCATGAAAAAGGCAGTCGATAATATCTTCACCAACAGTGGTAATAATGTCGGCAATAATATCACGTTCGAGCGGATGTTGTTTGCTTTGATTATTAACCTTGTTTTTTGAAGCATCGAACAATACCTGTTTGGTACTGTAATTCGTAATGTTGTCCTTAATTGGGGCAACGGCACGGTAGGTTTGCAATTCGCGTTCGATCAAACGCGAAATTTCGTTTTTGTAGGTGTTAGCTCCGGCCACGTATGGACGGGCGGCGCCACCAGCACGTTCTTTCACAATAACAATGTCTTTATTGTTCACCTCAAGCATCGAGATTTTAAGCTCTTGCAAGACTGGAATCAATAAAGCGTAAGGAAGCAGCATGAAATCTTTCTGATAAGTTACTGCCGCCCTTTGAAGTCCGCTAATATTTACAGCATCCATCGTATAATTTATTTAAGGGTTTTACCAAGGTATTCCTGTGATACAGCTTCGAGCTGTGCACCAAGGTCTTCGTGTTTAGAACTTACTGCTTCTGGCTTTGCAGTTCCTTCAGTGTCTTGTTCAGTAGGAGCAATTGCAGCTTGTTCTGCTGGGCCTGCTTTTAGGGTAGCAACTTCGCCCTGTAAAGTGGCGATAGTCAGGTTCAGTTCGGTAACTAATTGTTCGTTGGCGGTAGTGGCTTGCTGAGCAGCCTCTTGAACCGTTTGTAAATTAGTCTGAACTTCGCTCAGCTGCAATTGCAATTCGGATGAATTGTCTGCAGCCAGATAGTCTTCCAAGGCCTGCATTTCTTCCACAGTGAAAGTCCGGCGGCCATCAGATTCAACTTCGAAAGAAGCTAAACCCAAAACGGATTGAAGTTTTAGAAAATTCATAGTTATCTGAGATTGATTATTATTTGCCGCCTGTCCTGAATTGGAAGCAGGGGTTTCTTTCTGGTAGTTGGCCAATACGATCACCCGGTTCACGGCATCGTCGAACGATCCGATACTGTCAACCAGCGACCCAATTACTTCACCAGCCTGAAATGTACGTCCATGAAGGTGCTGGTCTTCCACTCCGGGAAGCTGAGCTTTCATGTCGTTTACAAATTGTTCGTTGTGTGGATTGAGTAATCGTTCTTTGGCAGGCTTGAAATTGAATTCGTTAATGGCCTGTTCGTACTCTTCATTTTTCTCGAAAGCATCGTCGGCGTAAATGGTAACCTCACGTTCTTTAAGCAGGTTCTCATCGCTTTTCGCAATTCTGCCCGAATAAACTAACATAGTACCAATGCATCCAACCATGTCGGTGGCCCTTGATGCAATCCGTTCGGCGGCATATGCGCCAATGTACATGTGTGCGCTGGCCATCAACCCGTCAACCCAAACAACGATTGGCTTGGTACAATTTTGCATAACATCAGTCAGTTCAGGTACTGCATGAGCTGCTCCACCCGGACCTTCAATAATCATGACATGACCAATCACCGATTCATCATTGTCGGCATCGGCTAATCTTTTGCCCAGTGTTCTGGCTCCGGATGGTCCGCAGAACATGTCGTTCTTCATCAATACACCACGCACCGGTAAAACATGAATCACCTTTTCATAGGTCTGCTCTGTCGACTCAGGAGAATCTGGTTCCTGATCATCGGCATAATAACCTGCATATGGCTGAAGAGTATTGGCTGAAATTGCGAAAGGAATATTTTCTTTTGGTTCCGGTTCAACTTCAATCATGGCGCCGTTCAGCATTCCGCGAACAACGGGCATGTATTGCTGTAAACCCTGCACTGAAATGTGCCAGGGTAAACCAAAAATTTCGCTTGCGATTGAGTATTGCATAGTTGTAGCGTTTGTACACTACAACTTTACAATACTAGGAAGGGTAAATAAAGGACTTGAAGCTACGGAAGGTCTGTAATTACGGGCGATTCGGATATTGAACTACCTTGCAAATTCACCATTATGGCACTAATTGAAGTTATTTGCCCCGGAATTTGTTTTTTTCTCAAAATTCTGACCGGAAAAACCAAAAAAGTGGATCCATTCATTTTAGTCACCAAAGCGGCATTTGGCCGGTTTTCGAAGTTTTGGAGTCCGGCCATGATTTCTGACCTGATATCTGGAATCTGTAAGTTAATTTCCTTTTTCCATAGACTACCTGATGCCGTTCGATCTTCGGTTTCGACAAACGATCCGGTCTCGGGAGTAAAGTATATCTCCTGAAATGCGCCCCCTGAATTAAAAGTTAAAGCATTGAAACTAATTTCACCGGCAACAGGTTGTGGAATCGAACCCAAATTATCCAAAGCGATTAAACTAATCGATTTGATATTTCCGAGGTTTTGGTCTTCAAAAGGTGTATTCATGGCTATAAAAATTAATACTAAAAACATTAAATTGTGCAGAAACTATTAATTTATTTTATAAATGCTTAATAATCATCCATTAATAACTCCTGAAATGATAATTCTTCACATTTTCTTTTATTTCTGTAGTCGTGTTTTGAGATTGCATCAAAATTTGTTGTATTATTTCGAAGATTCAGTCCTCTTAAAATTGCTTCAATAATTTGCTTTCTAGTTTTATTTTTTTCATATCCTATTTCAAATCTTCTTTTTATCCATTTTATAAATTCATATTTGATTCCATTTTCAATTTTCTGTAAACCCCAGTTGTCTACATAAAGAAATCCTGAATTTATGCTAAAAGTATTAATTGGATTTATGGGTAAAACAATCACAACTGGATTAGTAACGGAAGGACCTTTTCGATAACAATGATTTGACTTTATATGAGAATGAATTAATAAACCTATATCGTGATTTAAATTTATTTTTATTTCTGCCTGATCTGTAGATGTCTTAAAAATCAAGCGACAAAAAGCTTCAAGTCTAGGTTCTAGTGAAATTGTTACCTGAGGTTTTGGTCTTAATTTTTCATTTTTAATCATAGGGAAATATTCACGGGTTTAACAATGAGTTTTAAGTTAAAACCGGTGAATGAAGCGTTTACAATATACAAACTTTATAAAAAACAAAGGGTTCGAAAAACACAAAAAGCCTGATCAACTACGAACAGGCTTTTGTTGATAAAGTAAAATATAATTTAGGCTAATTTACTTTTAGGTATCGAAAGTAAACTAAACAGCAATCTTACTGTAATACATCTCAATTGCTTTGCTGTTGCTTTGCACCAGGGCTTTAGCAACTACCGGTACAACTGCATTTCCGATAAACTTTTTCTGTTCGGTTTGTGTGCCTTCCAGATGATATCCATCAGGGAAACCCTGAATGCGTAGTAGTTCGCCGATAACCAGCATCCGCATTTTAATGTCAACAATTCCGTAAATAGCCATAAACATCCTGATCTTGGTCATCGTTTCGCATTCGCGTTCGAAGATGGGGATGGCGAAGATCTTCCCAGAACTGGCTGCCACTTTATACATGGGCGCCTTATCCTGTCGGGCAATGATGACCGGTGATGGCTGATCGATTCCTGAAGCATAACCAAACCAACTCGGATTCATCAGGTAGTGCCATTTGTGATTGGCGGTGATGACACTGAGCGGATTATCCAACGACTGACCAACATTGCTGAAGTTGGTATTCATGATCCAGCCTTCGACCGGCTCAGGCAGCGTGGCTGATATCAGGTTTAACTTTGGGTTTGCAGTTACGGTTCCTGCCGGTTCTTCAATGCTTGCTGGCTTCGACATGCCATATTGCTGGTCCATGAAGTTAACCGTTGTCAATCGCTGCTTTGGAACTCCGGTAATTGTTGGGTTTGGGTGGTCAATGCTGCCTAGCTGTCCACCTCCAGTGTAATAACTTTGAATGAACTGTGGCTCAACCTTTGCCAGTTTATCCTTGGTAAGAAGGGTAGGAGCCGGTTTATCCAAACTGTGTGCATTCGATTTATACTGGTAATCGAGCAGGAAGGAAGCTTCTACCTTTGTAAACCGATCTTTTGTGCTGACAGTTGGGCATGGACTTTCAATGGAATGGATATTCTTTCCTGTTGAATAATGAGCCGTCAGGAATGTTGAACTAACCAGGGCATGTCCGTCTTTTGTGGTGATGGATCCAGCGGGTTGATCAACCGATATATTCTTGCTTTCAGGATGTCCGGAGTAATATTTCGAAAGGAAAACCGATTTGATTAATCCGTGTCGGTTACTGCAGGCGATTGCTCCCAGTGGGTTTAGAACCGATTTCGATTTCTCTTTCATGTCGCCACCATTGTAACGGATGGTAAACAGATCTTCGCCACCGGCAACGAACTTCACCAGTCCGGCATAAATACGCTCCAGTGTTTTCTCCGAAAGTGGTTTCTTGCGGGTAAAAATGCTCCGGCCTTCGTCTTCCAGGTTCAGTACTTCGCGCACGGGTTTCCATTTGGCTTTGGCTCCAAACAGTCCACCGATATCGGGCGACTTCGAATGGGTTGTTTCAGGCCATTTAAGCGGCAAACCTATTTTGGCAAACTGCCCGAAGTACCGTTCTCGGCTGGTGTATGCTCCGTGATCGGCAGAATTGATCAGCTGGTAATCGTATTCATACCCGTAGCTTTTCAATTCTTTGATCCAGCGCAGGTAATCGCGACCATTCAGTTTCGAGATTGGACGGCCTTTTTCGTCCAACGGTCCCCAGCTCATAAACTCACGAACATTCTCGATGTACACGTAATCGGGTTTCAATTCTTCGATGTACATAAACAGGGCATGGGCCAGTGTGCGGCTGTCGGCATCGCGTGGTAATCCGCCTTTAGCTTTCGAGTAGTTGGTACATTCCAGACTGGCCCATAGGTTAATTACACAGCCCGGGAACTGAATCCGTAATTCTTCGACCAGTTTACGCAATTCTTCAACAACCCTGAAGTCGCGAACATCTTCAACAAAGTGCATGCACTCCGGATGGTTGCGCCAGTGACTCATCAGGGCATTGTAGTCGTGATTCACACAGGCTACAACTTTTACGTTATCCAATCCGGCCAGGTGGATCCCGGTAGTAGTTCCACCGGCACCCGCAAACAAATCGATCCAGAAGATCATACGGCCATTCGATTCATCGTAACCCTTGTGCAGGTGCAGCATCAACGGACCGATCTTTATTTCTTCAAATATGTGTTGTGGTTTCATATCGTATCTTCTATATTTTGCATTACTGCCTGTTCGTGTTTGAATTTCTTTTCATCCAGTTTGCAAAGCAGCTTCTTGTAAATCGGATCGTTTTCGTAGTCATTCCAGAGTGTTTTGCCTTTTTCTTCCTTAAATACTGCAATGGCATTCTCCACTTTGGTAATCTGCGCTTTGGCTGCTGAAATACTGTTTAGCCGCTTGCTATTTAGGCGTTCTTTCGTTTCCGGATAATAACCGCAGTAGGTTGAATCTACTCTGTAATTCTTAAACCGAACCTGGTAAATGCATCTTACCCAACTAAAAAACCGATCATGCTTTTTTATAATCCACCGTGGGTAATTCCATTCTTTCAGTACATGCCAGTGATAATGGTTCGTTTGATAACATCCATCTTGAGTCATTCTCTTCTCATTGGGATGAACCCGGATTATAATCTGGGCCCATAACTGATCTGGATTGCTTTTCATGGCTGAAGTATTGATGTCAACAACTCAACTTCGCCGTTAGCAAGCATCCGGTTGAATTGCTTGTTATTCATTACTGCATTGCAATCTCTTCGGGGTTCATCATGCGAAAACCAACAATGATCTTCATTTTCACGATTGTGAATGATCGATGTGTAAATAATCTCATTCGAACTTTTGATTCTGGCGGCATACTTGCTGTCCTTACTGTAGAATTTTGATTCTGTCATAACATTACATTTTAAAGTGAAACTTAATTTTAGCTTCCTGATCATTGAGCAGTTCCGGATTCTGTCAAGGGCCTTCGACCGAGCTCAGGCCCCGTCGCTCACTGAGCAGCGCAGCGTGTCGAAGTGAGAACTTAGAAGCCTGCCCTTGACTTTTCCGGGATGCGATCAATAACTTTGCGCAATTAAGTTTCTAGTCTCTCCGCTGTAAATCGATGATTAGATCAAGAATATCTTTTGCAGATAAACTGTATTCGCCTGTCCAACCCAAGTCATCGTGAATGCGTTTATGATTTTGTTTTTCATTGAAATAAGTTTCTATTTCGGAAGGTTGTGGAACGAACTCGATTGGTGAATTTGCCAATTCAACACGAGTTTTTTCATATTCATTTCGGTTAACTGCCATACAAAAAATCATGTATTTACCAGGTAAACCAAAGTCTTTTTGTATTCTGGCATCTTCTCCAATATTCTTTTCAACTCCAAATTCGATAATCGATCCACGCGGATCATCAGATACTTTTACAATTGTGGTTGACATCTGAATACCCTTGTTGTCATCCTTGACCATTCGATCAAAGATTGATAGTTCTGATATTTTTCCCTTTTTCATTTTATTGCTCTTTAGTTTGGTTTTTAGAATTCTCTAATGCTTCAGTAACGCGGGTTAACCGGTAAACCCGTACGGGGTATGAGTTCATTTCTTCAGCAGCTGCAAAGTCTTCGCCAATGGTCAGGCAATTATTATTTGCATCGATCCAAATCAGTAGTTGTGCTTTTGTTTTTTCAGGAAGACAGCGTGGAACTTTACGAACCCAATCGCTTTCGCTTTCCAATGTTAGTAGCAATTCGCCGTTGAAACTTGGTTTTAATTCTTCCAGCAGAACCTGATCGTTTGGTTCTAATGGGTAAATTTTTATCTCCTCATTATTTACACTGACAGAAAATTCATCAGGAAGGAAAATATAGCTTGTTTCTCCTTCAAGTGCGTTGACAATTTTTTCAATCTCGATTCTGACTTGTTTGGTTTTCTCTTCGCTGCTCAGACTTTCTATGTCCGGAATCATCCGATTGAAAAAATCATCTTTGATTTGTATCAGGTATCTTTTAACCCGATTACTTTCAGCTGGTTTGAGCTGATTCATAAACTCAACCATAGCATCGTATTCAGCTTTTGGTACGATTGCAAACTCTCCGGCTTTCAAGGTGAAATCTCCCTGCATTTCAAATGTCATGGTGTTTTCCTCAAAATCACCTGTCAATAATTCTCCAAATAGTGTGTTCATTTTATTGCTCTTTTGTTTGGTTTAAAAATTCGTCTGATGGTTCCATCAGCTCAACGGCAGCAGCCATAAACATCATTTGACCCATTCCGTTTTCCTGGTATGTTTCGGTTTTGCTTATCCGGAGGATAGCCCCCAGTTCATCAAGTTCATTGGCTTTCATTACCGCCTTAATAATGGCGATGTAAGGCTTCAGTTTTTCGGCATATTCTTCCCGGAAGAAGCGTTTGGCAGTATCTCTGCATTCGTAGAGTTTGGCTGCTATTTTGATTTGTGTTTCCATGGGTTAAGCCTTAACCTGTTTCAGTTTTAGCGTCACTTCTTCGCCATACTCATATATGGTTCTCCGGTGACGGCAGCAACCATTTTTGCCATTTCGCGGTTCATAGTCTTCACACTCTTTGCCACAGTTGGAAGATTCGCCACAGCTATCAATAGCAGTGCAGTAGATGTATTCTTTTTCCTTGCTTTTATTGGCTTCGAGAACGGTTAGTTCTTCGAGCCCTTCTTCCTTCATTTTATCCTGAAAATATTCTTCAGAATAGCAGTTTTCAGCATCTTCATTTTCAAAATAAAGCTTCTTTTTATTCATTTATTAATGTTTTAAAGTGTTCATATTCAATTTATTGGTTTCAAAAAACATACTTATGCGTAAAAAAATAAACCTGTAACTTACCTACCACATACCACACTGCTATTGTGTTGTGTATAAACTATTTAATGAATTGTTGTTTTTATGTGTTAGGTTATGGTAGGTTTGTGGTAAGTAGGATAAAATTGCCAACCTAACACAAATTACTCTTTATTGGCGCGGCTCTTGGCGGTGTGTTAGGTGTGTTAGGTTGTTTTAGTGTTTTCATTTTTTCATTTAGTTTTTTATATATTACTGAAAATATTAAAGTTCTATAAAGAATCTAAATGAGAGAGATAGTAAGCGAATACCGAATCGTTACCACGCCTGACTTTTTTCCGTTCGAATCCGAGTTGGGTTAATGACCGGCCTATTGCTTCATTGCTAAGGTTTCCGCGATCGTCAGATCGAATCAGTTTTTTGTCGACCAATATTCCTAAAACTTCCTGTGGCTGCATCCATTTTCCTTCGCCATTCAGCGGAGTATTAAAATACATGCGCACATATTTGGTGGCTGCTGTTTCAATGCGGTACCGTTCATTGACGATCCGGAATTCGTTCCAGTCTTCCTGATCCCAGGCATAGTCAAAATCCTGATCCAATAAGGTGATAGCTTCGGCCCATAACTGGTCTTTACAAATTTTTTGGCTATAGTCCTGGTTTATCGATTCGAGTTCGATAACCAATAAACGGCGGTAGCTCATGCCTTGAGTGATAAACCCACCTTTGGCCGGTGTTTGGTTGGTGGTAAATGCGCCACTCCCGATGCGAGGCATGTTTTGAGGAAACGGATCTCTGGGTAACAGAATTTCAATTTCATCTTCCGACATTACTTTTTTGAATGTCTCGTTGTTGTTTCGACGGTTCAATCCAACCAATTCTTCGAAAAGGATAATCAGCTTTTGTACAAATGCGGTTTCCATATCGAATTTATTGGGATCGTCTTTGGTGATGATCAGGTAGTACTTCAGAATATCGGGCATCAGGAACTTAAAAAAGTAGGTTTTGCCAATTCCTTCGTCGTCGTGAACCAGACCCAGAGCCACATCGTTTGGCCGTTTTCCGAGCGCACACGCAACAACGGCAACCATCCATTTTTTGAAATATTTGTACCACCTGATTTGATAATAGTCCCGGCCGCGATCGTGGTAATCTTTAATGGTAAAATGAGCTGCCAGAAGATCGATCTCGCTTACTCCTTTCCATTTTCCGCGAAGGCTTTCGAAATAATCGGTAATTGGGTTGTACGTTTTCATGTAATTGGGCGACCGAAGCAGCTTCTTGAGCAGTGTATCGCTGCACTGGATACCTTCTTCAATCAGGTGAATGCTTATTTCATTCCAGCTGACTGAATAATCATATTTTCGGGTCTTCGGTCGTATAATTGCACGGTTAGGATTAGGATCGAAGCGGTTGATCAGAATTTCATAATTCCGTGAAAGAAATTCAATGACCTCGGCAACCTTGTTAATGGATGCTAGCTTCGAGTCTGTTTTGAGTGAGGATATTTTGGCCATGGTGAAAAGAAAAGTGAAGGATAGACTTATTGAAGGATTGAGTTATTTATGAAGTTTTCCGCCGCTTAACTCCATTAGAAATTTAAGTACCAGTTCAAGTTCCGGATTGCGAAAAGCATGTGTCAGATAATCCCTGGGTGTTGAATAATGATAATCATTCAATCGGATGTGTTCTTTGCAGGCTTTTTCGGTCAGGAATGCATTATTGTATTTTTCCATTGTTGTAACAGAGTGTTTCTGATAATTTTCTTCCAGAATTTTATCAATATCATAGCTGTCCAAATCGTCAAATTTTTTATTGTCTGATTTGCTTTCTAAATTCCAATCTTTATATTCAAAAACAGCATTTTTTATGTCATCATCAGTACGGAGGCAAATAGATCCATCACATACCCAAACTTCTTCACCACAACCTTCAGAAGTTGGAATCTCTATCGTTTCCTGAATTTGAAAAAAGTAAGGCATCGCGGTTGCCCGATGATCCTGTGTATTTAAGTCTTTAGAAAGCACCATTAGCTGTTCGTACATTTCATCCGATAGTTCTATTGTTTTCATAAATTTAGTTTTACATTGGTAAGTCGTCGTCGTCATCATCTTCAGAACCATGATTAACTGGTGCTTTCAAAGCCATCAGTTTCTTTTGCATCACACTAATGTCCCACGAATCAATAGGCTTTGATGTGATCATTTCAGCCATGTGTAACATCACTTCTTCGGTTACCGGATTGATCGCATAAATTGCCGAAGGATTGAGAAGCCGTGTAAACTTGGGTTGTTGTGTGGTTTCAGGAACATCCACCCGTACAAATGTTGCAACGCCTATGGTTTGTTCCGTTACTTTTCCGGCCATTTTGGTATGACCAAATAATTCAACTACTGCATTCAATTCAAATTTTTCCATGATTATTGTATTTATTAAAATTTATCTTTTTCCTTTTCATACCGATCATCCAGCTTCGGGATCCAGTTATTCGGAGCGCTGTCGAATATCTGCGAGAAATCGTTCGATTTTTTACAGGTAATGGTGCGGATATCTCCTTCGCGGTTTTTGGCAATTACCAGGAATACTTCATTCTTCAGCGATACACCAGCTTCGTCAACTACATCAGGGTCGTAGTACTCCGGTCGCCATGGGAAAATAACCATGTCGGCATCCTGCTCAATGGCTCCCGATTCGCGAAGATCCGACAGCATGGGGGTTTTATCGGCACGGCTTTCAACGCCACGGTTCAACTGTACCAACAGAATGGCGGGTATGTCGAGATCCTTGGCCAGTTTTTTCAATCCGCGGCTGATTTCGGCCACTTCGCGCTCTCGGTTTTTGTTGTTATAGCCATTTTCCTGTGGTGTTTCGACCAGCTGCAGGTAATCGATCACAATCATCGAGCATTCGCCACGGCGGGCTTTATTGCGTGCCACAGCCGAAATATACCGCAACGATGAAGCCGCTGAATCGTCGATGTAAATGGGCAGGTTTTCGAGTTGTCCAAAAGAGCGGTGATATGCCGTCCAGTCTTCGGTAGTCATTTTACCCGATTTCAGGTGATCCGAATCAATGCCACCATTCGAGAGGATTAACCGTTGGCTCAGGCGGGTATCTTTCATTTCGAGCGAGAAAAAGCACACCGGAAATTTTTCTTTTGCTGCCCATTTGCCAAAATGCAGGGCAAATGCTGTTTTTCCCATTCCGGGACGTGCGCCAATAATAATCAGGTCGCTTTTTTGCCATCCGTTGGTAGCACGGTTCAGGTCGGCCAATCCGGTTGGTATTCCTGGCATTTCGCCACGTTCCGCTTTCTTCTGGCGTTCTTCCACTTCGCGGGTATTGTCTTTCATGACCTCACGAATGTGGCGCATTCCGGTTTTTCCGGCCAGTAAATCATCAATAGCCTGGGTATTCATGGCATAAGCCAGATCCACTTCGTCGAAATCGTCGTTGTAGGCAATGGTGATTAAATCATTAAAACGGCGGATCATTTCGCGCAGGGCATACTTTTCGTAAATAATACGGGCATGATGTTCGATGTGTGCAGCGGCGGCCACCCGCGACGTGAGTTGGGTAATGTACACCGGACCGCCAACCGCTTCCAGTAAATCATCGTTCTTCAATTGCTGGGTAACGGTTAATAAATCGATGGTTTTACCCGCGGCTACCATGTTCTCAATGGTCCTGAAAATCTTCTGGTGCTCTTCCTTGTAAAACATTTCGCAGGTCAGCAAACCCGATATGTTCGAATACGCATCGCGCTCAAGCATACAGGCGCCCATTACCGCTTCTTCAACATCAATGGCCTGTGGCGGAATCTTTCCGTACTGGGCATTGATCTGGTCGATGGTCATTCTATTTCGGTCGTTTGACGATTGTTGGTTTTTTCTCTTCTGGTCCATTATTAAGTAGATTATTGGTTTCTAAGTCTTCGTCTTTTATCGGATATAAATTGGCCCAACGGAGAGCCATGGCATGATTGAGCATTTTTACCGCTTTAGTCGGATTATTGTCGCTTAATTCTTTCAACTTTTTAAGCGCCATTACCTCCGCCCGACTTCGGATCCATACCCCGTGTTGTTCCTGAAGGTAATCCTTCCAGAATTTCCAGGTCGAAAGGAACTCCGGATCGTTCCACGGTTCTTTCACCTCGATGGCCTTCATGGGCGAAATAAAACCGTCGAAATTGTTGAACGACTTTTTGAATTTCTCCCATGTTTTCTTGACCTTATTTTCGGCCTTAAAAAAGGTTGGCGACTGCGGAAGTATCTCGATCAGCTCCTGCATGGCCTCCTGTAAATTGCGGACATCGATGCCCATTTGATCCCATTCTTCGCGCATAGTGTTGTGAGTTGAAGGATTGAATTACTGCTCTGTTGATTCTGGTTCTGTTGTGGCTTTATCTGATATCTCGGTGAGGCCTTCCATGAATTCATTCAGTTTACCGTAAAGTGTTTCGAGTACTTCTGAAGCCTTATTGACATCATCGGTAATTACTTTTTCGGCTTCCTGAATCAGTTTTCGCTCTCTCCGGATCACAAAAACTGAAAGTATGATGATAGCTGTAAGTATGCCGTAAATTGATAGCATGATTATTTCTTGCATTGGTTTTGATTTTTGGGTTTTGAATGTTTTTTCTGGTAGTTATCGAATTCGACTTGCAAACCGTGAATAAATTCCGATTCGCGGCCTTTGTAGTCTTCGGGGTAAATGCCCATTGTGAAGCCTTGCACAATTAAGTCAGCGCCTTTCAACTCATTTTGGTTAATGAATTCAATGGCTTCGGTAATCATTTCGTGCAGCGAGAAGTTACTCCGAGGTACAAGCTCAACATACTGGTCGCTTTTTAATTTCAGGAAGTTCATAGGAATTCACTTAGATGTTAATTTTGGCTGCTGAGCCTGTCGAAGCAGGCCAGTTATGGTGTTGTTCGCCATAGAGAAGATTTCCGGCAGCTTTGCGGCCAACCTTAAAAGTTTCAGTATTGCTTAACACTTCGCATTTTGCTTTACTTATCAATTTAGATCCATCCCTGAAGGTAAATTCTCTGGTAGCGTAATGTTTATCGATAACTTTCATGTGTATTAACTCTGAACCATCGAACGGTAACCATTCGCCCCATTGCTTAAAAAAGAAAGGCACATCATCAACTTGGCATTGGTCACGCACTGAGCGAACCCAATCGGAATGCATTGGCCGGGCTTTGGGACCTGATTCACCACCGCAGATTACCCAGTCAAGTTTTGATCCTTCGAACTTTTCACCAGTTTTAAATTGATACCCAATTACATTTGGCCAATCTGTTATTGAACTGATATTTGTTAAATCAACCGGTCCTAACATCGGCTCGATGCTTACGAATCGCTTTGCTGCAGGAATCTGGAGCAGGATGGGGATACGCTTATTGGCTTGCTCCTGGTTCTCGGCGGTAACCCCGATCCAAACGTTTGGAGGGAAAGGTAATCCCCAGCCAACACGTTTCATTAAAGGAATTACATTCTCAGGTCGTTTGGTCAGGACAATAAAAATGTGTTGATCGTTTGAATGCATCACATCATATATCTTCTCGATGGTTTCAAATGAAACTGATTCATGGAAAAGATCGCCCATCGAGCACACAAAAACCATTCTCGGTGCTTTCCAAACAAGCGGCCAATTCCACTGATTAAGGCAAACATTTGTAGTGCCATTCCATTTGCTATCAGTAATTACCGGCGAATAATTGTCTTTCGTTGCCTGAATTCCAGTTAAACGGTTGGCCATCCGTTCGGCATAGCAGTTATCGCATCCGGGAGATACTTTCGTGCAGCCAATAATTGGGTTCCATGTTTCGGGCTTGTAACCTGGCATATTGAGCCAGCCAATGGGGTGCTGTTTGCCGCGTTGTCCGGCTTCGAGGGGTTGATCGGTGAGCTTGTCGAACCGGTCGTGGTTATGTTCTTTTGTTGCTGACATGATTAAAATGATTTACTTGTTAAACTCAGCCATTTCGGCATCTGATAGTTTTTGAATCTTGGCGATGTAGTTTTTAATTCCCTGAACTGTATTTCTATTTCGGGGCTCATCGTAACGGTTTCGTAAATTCGGATCAAGCTGGTGGTTATAACCTTCACGGATGGCATATCGGTATAAAATGAGTAAATCAGCCGTTAAGAGGTGACGTTCGTCTTTAACTTTATCCGATTTTTCAAGAGCAATAGTCATATACCAGTCGTAGTCATGCTGTTTAAAAACCTGTAATTCGGGTTTAGAGAATTGCTTAAAGGTGATTGTTTCTTCCTTCGAGTACTGTTCTTCGCTCTCGCATTTATATACATCGTTTTCTTTGATTAAAACCATGATTTTAAACTTGAAGGGTTGATTGAAGTGTGGCGATTGACTTTTGCAGTTCGGCATGGTAAACCAGATATGCTTTTTCAGGATCGTGGTACAGAAGTGGGTATTCGCTGCCTTTGAAAAAGCAGTTGTATTCAATTTCCTGCGCTTTGAGGTCGTATTTTTTAAGCAGCTTCAGTAAATATACTTTCAGGCCAAAACGCTCGAAAATAACCTTCAATATGCGGTCTTCCACCTCGCAATAATAGGGCAGGTGTACTTTCAGCGGTTTAAGCATGTTGCCAATGTAAGCTTCGGCGGCATCGTGCAACAGTGCAGCCAACTCAATGCCAGGCGAAACGTGAACGGTATTCTTTATAAGCAGGTAACGAACCAACAGCGAGTGTTCGGCCACCGAGAAAAACCGTGGCGACATACCGCCAAAATGCGGTTTATAGGCTAATCCTTTGGCGATGTCTTCAATGTCAACCATATCGACGGTTGGTTCTAAAAGATTGAATTTTTTGCCCGAAATGGTATTGATACATCCGTCGAGCTGACGGAGCGGAATTAAGTCTTCAGTTGTTGATTTTTGATTTTGCATGGAGATTTATTTATTGAAGGATTGAATTATTGATGGTTTGATTTAGATAAAAAAGTGAATTGCATAGCCTATACCTAACATGATAGCACCATTCGCTATCGCCGCTGGAATGGCTTTCAAAGCTCTCTTCCAAAAATTTGATTTTTCCCAGAAATTAACGCGGCTTTTACGTGTATTTACTGAAGGAGTCAACCATTTAATAAATACGAATAGACTGAGTGCTTGAGCAATAGTTAATGGGGAAGTATGAAACGTTGGGACAATAAACCATGCCCATAAACGCATAAATACATAAATGTTTATTGGTACTGCGACTAATATAAGAGCCGCTATAATCAATACTTTTTGATAGATTTTGTATGTTTTCATTTCGATTATTATTTAGGATTGAATTACATGCTTTCGCGGCAAAGACCTTTACAGTCGTATTTGCATACTTCATTGGTCTTGTAGCACATCTATGGTTTTCCGGTAGTGGAGAGTGTTTTGAACTTGACGACCCAAACCCAAGGGTTGATAGTCACCGACAGAGGCTTTCCGCGGTAAATACCATCATATTTTGCCCAGTTCTTATCGAAATCATCCTGATCCCAAGCGATGGCCGTATAAGACAAAATAGTTCCGTAGTTTGCTCTTTCGCGATTGGGACTTGGTTTTGCATTTATCGAAAGAAAAAGAGATTTGAATGATTGTACAGGATTAGAACAATATCTTTCATTTACTAAATAGTCTTTCCATGCTGTAAGACTAAGGTTTTTAATTCCTTCAGAAATTGCATCTAGTGCAGAAATTTTATTCAATCGTTCGACCTTTATTTCTTCAACCTGTAACCAGATACGTGCTGTTGCTTTAGGCATGTGGATGGAAGGTTTCCACTTTCCTTGCCAAATAATAGGATCTGCTTTAAATATATTTTGATGTTGACCTGATTCACGGAGAATATTCTGAAAACTTTCTCTCACCCAAAGCAAATCACCCTGTTTTCCGTACGGACATTTTACTGAACCTGGTTCGTCGGCTAATTTGTGTTGAAAAATGGCACGGTAACTTCCGTCTTTATATTCCTGAAATCGGACGAATTCTACTGAATCCGGGTCTTCATTTATTTTTTCTAATCCTCGGGTGCGCCTTGTATTTGTTTTTCGGTCATCCAAATTGGCCTGAACCATTGGGGTACTGAATAAAATTGGTTTTTCTTGCATGATATTATTGGTTTGATTCTGTTTGACTTGTTCGTCCACCTTTTTTCAAAGGTTCGTTATTGGGCTTTTGTGCCAGGCGTTCAATACACCTGTTTTTTTGCTCAACCGTAGTGAAAAAATAAGTGCATTTCATCTTTGGATCATGAAGTTTTAAAGGCATTTTCGAAACATCGGGGCTTTTAATGTGCTTATGCTTCAGCACTTCGCGATCGTGTGCCGGCTTTATGCGGTTAATACCTGGTATCAGTGTGGCCGGTAATGCTTTTGATGGTTTTTTGTTGCTCACAATAAATTAGTTTCAAGTTTCAAATTCAAAGTTTCAAGTTGTTTTTAACCACATAGGCCCATAGGTCACATAGAAATAAAACCTATTGTGTTCTATGTGTCTATGTGGTTCATTCTTCTGTTTTTCCTCTCAGTACAGCTTTGTCGATCTTCTTCATATTCCAGTCGAGTTTCAGCATTTTAGCCAGGTTCAGGTATCTTCGGTAACAGTCGGGGCAGCAATTATCGGTGTTCATTCCGGCCGCATCTTCAAACTGTATGTAGATACCACCTCCGTGGCACAGCGCTTTACCATGCTGATAAATATGAAGTTTCCCGAGCATGATTAGGAGATTAATAATAGTATTGCCAGTAAAATCAGGTTTAATACTATTGCTCCAACAAACAGAGTGGAGAAGATTAATTTTCGTTGATTGATTGGCTGTTCCATTTTACTACTGTAAAAAATTGAATGGCCAACGGCTATGTGGCCGGTCGGCAAAATTGATGCAGGCTCGCCAGTCGACCATGCGATATGGCTTGCATTTATCGTACATAAATTTGCGTTGGGCTATGTTATTACGGTGCTTGCGAACCTTGTATTTCGTTTGTGCCACTTTGGTTGCAATGCTGTGGCTGCGATGCACCATAACTCGTTCAGTATTGCAACTGCATCCGATTAAAATGAAAAGGATGAAAATGGCAATGGGGTATAAATTGGTTGATAAGATTTTGGCGACATAAAATCCGCATTCGGGACACACTTCTCCATGGAGGTGTTGATCGTATTCAATTCCGCATTGTTCGCAGAAATGCCAAGTTTCGTGATTTGGTAATTGTGTTGAATATTTCATGGTTTAGCTGTTAATCAATTGTTTAGTTTCTTGATGTGTTTTACTGTCCTTATCGAGATATTCGAAGTGAACCATTAGCGCCTTAAATCCATTGTAACTCGATGTTGGAATCAGGTAACGAATTTCGGTGCGATGGTTAATCCAGAACCTGGCCATGCGTTCGTTCGTTTCGTATTTGTTTTCCTCAATAAGCGGCTGAATTCTGTTCCGGCATTCGTTCACCACATTTTGGTCGGTGCGATCGTATCCTTTGCCTTTAATTTTTTTCTGAATCAGAATCAGACCTTCAATGAATTTTCTGGCTTCGATGGCAAACATGACGGTATGGATTTATGAATTGCGTTTTAAAAGCTCATCGATCAATTGATCACCCTTTTTTGCAGAAATGATTTGCATCATCTTAATTTCGTTGGCTGCATTCAGAATTTGCTGTAAGAGTTCAGGATCATCCATTGCTTCTTCGGCCAGTGTATCGCCAAAGTGTTTCATTTCGCCGGTGTAGTTAATCGTGCGGCACGATCCAACTTTGATGTTAATTATGCTGCTCATACTGCCGGAATTTCGGGGATTAGAATTCGTTCTCGTAAGTCAGATTCCAAGTCGTTGAATCCGTGAAAATCTTCGAAGTAGATTTGAATTACCCGGTTTTTTCGGTTGGAGTTGTGCTTGTGAACGGCTAAAAATTCTTTTTTAGCAGCATCAGACTGGTTCCAGTCTTTCTGAAGGAAAATAGCAGTAGCTTTTTCGGTAATAACTTCTTTCCGTTTGTTGTCTTTTTCGATCTGCAACCAACCATCAGGAATACCTAAATTCAACGGATTAATGACTAAAGCGCCAAGTTCAAAAATCTTGTGTGTGATGTCACGCACGTTTGCTTTTGCAATTTCAGGATCCAGTCCTTCAGGAGGCGATGAAATGTAAATCATTGTTGTAGGTTTTTGGGCGTGGGGACGCGTTTGTAATAGTGTTGTTTGTTCCCTTCGACTACCCTTCGATAAACTCAGGGAACTGCTCAGGGTAAAAGGTGAAATTTAGGGGCTCCACGAAGGGTTCACCCCCAAATTGCTTCATCCACCGTGTAGCGAAGACAGGATTCGAACCTGCGACCTCCGGGTTATGGGCCCGGCGAGCTACCAACTGCTCTACTTCGCAAAATTTTGCCCTTCTGCCTTCGACACGCTTCGCTGCTCAGGCGACGGCTCAGGGACCAATGCTCCGGAAGAATAACTGCTGACCGAAGCGTGCATTTATATATGTGTATTTGAACTCAGGCCATTTTTGTACAGCGGCCCCGACTGCTCAATCAATCTTAAATTATTCAACAAGCTTATTTTTACAGGCATAGGCTACCAGCACACGGTCAGGATTAGATGTTCCGGTTAAACCCAGCTTGGAGTAAATGTGAGTTGTGTGATTGTGAACAGTTGACTGGCTAATGAAAAGCCGTTCTGCTATTTCAATTTCTGAGAATCCCTTCACAAATAACGCGACCACTTGAATTTCGCGTTCTGACAGCTTCCCTGAAACACGGGCTTTACAGGTAATCCGCTTGCAGGTGTGGCGAATAGGGCATGATACCCGCTCAAGCATAAAATTGCCGTCATCATCAATATCGGGGTTGCCATCACGGGTACTGAAATTACAAGCTACGAATTGATATACGCGGCCATATTCGCAACCAGTAATCCCAATAACCTTGCACAATTCTTCATGAACCTCTGGGAATTGCTCTAGTATTTTATTATCGAGAGCAATAAACTCGATGCGTGGCATTTGATCGAAACGTGTAACTGCTCCTGATTTTAAATCCTCCTTTAGAAGCATCGTTTTGTCTGTATTGAAAAAAAATTCAATCATATTGTTTGGATATTTGCTGTTGATGGAAATAATTCATCGATTGATTTTTCGGCAATTTGAGCGATAACAACTTTTTGAGGATAGTCGAAAGTGTCATCATTAAGCTTGTTATAAAAAGTCTTTGGAGTGATGTCTAGGACCTCACATATTTTATCACGCAGCTCGACGTGTTGGTTTTTGAGAGAAGTATAATAATCCTTAAAGCTCATATTTTCCTGATTTGTGTCCATTTGTTTGCTTTGTTTAATTTTCTATTGTAATTTTTACACTGCGAATGTAACAATTATATGACACATGACAAATAAATATGACAATAATGTCATATAAATATGATATTTATAATTCTTCTAAATAATGGACTATGATCAAATCTGGTCACTCAAGAATCTCAGCGGTTTAAGTGATAGAAAATTTGCGAAAAGTATTGGTATGACAGGTCAGGGTTTTAAATCTATGATGGACAATAAGTCTTTAAAGGTTGAAACTCTTGAGCGGATGTGTGAAGAATATAAAAAACCACTGTCATATTTTTATGGCAAAACGGAACAGGAATCGACGATGTATGATAGCAGAGAGGTGATAAATCTAAGCGCCGAGCCAAAAGTCACAACTTACACCTGTCCTGACTGTATTGAAAAAGAAAATACCATTAAAGATTTACGGGCAAACCTAAATGATCTGAGAAAACATATTGAATTTTTGGAGTTTAGCCTGGGGAAGAGGAAAACCATCTCAAAGTAGTGCATCGTAATTATTTTACAATGCCGGGGCTAGTCTGTTGGGGTGGTGATGAAATTCAGGTTATAGAAGTGATAGAAGTACTGGCCTTGGGACTTTTTTTAGGTGCATAAAATATACCAGGCGTTGGCTATTCGTAGTTAAAGCAATTTTTGAAAGCATATAAAATATTGATTGATAACGCATTTTGTTACAATGTGTGTGAACTTGCCGGGGTCACATACACATTGTATCAACAAAATCAAAATGCCGTCAATCCCTTTATTGACGGCATTTTTAGCACTATAGCATTTCTTGAATAGGTCTGAAAATTCGTAGTTGAGTCGTAACCAGTTGAATTCGTAGTTAATCCGTAGCTCAAAAACAATGGCAAACCTGAAAATCTACATCGACCCGAAAAAAAAGAAGAAAAACGGGGAATCGAGCGTATTTATCACCGTCAACTTGCAGTATAAGAAGCTGTTCTTTTATACTGGCGTAAGTTGCGATCCCGATAAGTTTGACTTGGCAACCAATAAAATCAAAGGAAATTCGAAAGAGGTTAAAGATGACAATCTGATAATAGATCGCTGTGTGGCCAGTCTAAACGATATATTCGTCAGATACAGGTTGCAAAATATAGAATTAACACCCGACTTACTGAAGCGAGAATGGAAGAACCCAACGCGTCGGATAGATTTCTTCACGTTTTTTGATGAAGCATTTAAGGAGCGCAAGAATGATATTGCTCCAGGAACATATAAACAGCATCAATCATCAATTGATAAGTTAAAGGAGTTTATTCATGATCGCAATAAAGGTGCGTCAGGCAATACACGGAAACAGTCAGACGCGGTAACTACAGGGAAAAAGAAAAAAATAGTATATACCGAAAAACTGGCATTCTCTGAAATCGACAGTGAGCTGGTTGAATCATATCGTCGATGGTTAAAAATGACCAAGGGTAATGACCTGAATACCATCTATACGGCCCTTAAGAACTTCAAAACGTATGTAAACATTGCTAAGCGTAAGGGGGTTATCGATCATTCGCCGTTCGATAATTATCGCCTGCGGAAATCGAACCCTGACCGTATTTTCCTGACTGAAGCCGAATTGCAGTCGCTTTGGAAACTGTATGAAAAGGATTACCTGGCGGATGGTGACCAACGCGTTTTAAGGCATTTTCTGTTTATGTGTTTCACCGGGTTGCGCATATCTGACCTGAAATCGATTACTCCCGATAGCCTTGTTGGTGATGTTCTGGTATATTCGGCGGTTAAAACCCGCTCGATTAAAACGGGGCAAACGGTAAAAGTGCCGTTGAACATGTATGCTAAAAAACTGATTGCCGACGAAGCGACTAAAACCGGGCTGTTGTTTAATTGCCTGAGCGATCAAAAGATGAATGTAAAAATAAAGGAGATTGTAAAAGCAGCAAAACCGAAGATACTGAAGGATGTGAGCAACCATTCGGCCAGGCATACATTTGCAACGCTCTGGATGAATAAAACAAAGGATGTTTTGGCTCTTCAAAAGCTATTGGGACATAGCGATATTTCTCAGACTATGATTTATGCCCATATAACCGATGGCATGATTGCAGCCGAAATGAATAATTTCGAAAATACACTGTTTGCCGAAAAACAAACCAAGTAACCTACCTACCACTTACCACAAAAAAAAATCCGGATACACTCGGCAGTATCCGGATCTAAACCAATAAAACTATTTAACTAAAAAACCTAAACCTGCGAATCGGCCCTGATCTGTATTGGGCTGATTGTAATATTTTCAGTGGTTGCTTTCGTGCTTTGTAAATTAGGTGGTCGTTTATAAGAATCAAGTGTCATCTGGCATAATCGATCAACATAAAGCGTAGCAACGGCAGGTAATTTAAGACTGATTTTCTCATCCGAGAACAAACTGTTTGCTGGCAAAATAACATCCTGATGAGATAAAACGACCACATTACTTAATTGCTGATTTGCAACACCCCCAATCTCCTGAATCATAGCTACAGGTGCCACATGGCCAACGTCGGCCACAAACGTAATTTGTTTATCAATACTCGTCGCCTGCGAATAACCTGGTGGCATTGCCACCAAGCAGATCGCCAAAAATAGGAATGCTAAAATCGCTTTCATCTGGTAAAATTTTGGTTATTAATAATTGTGAAATCAAATTTTCTGATTTTTACCGGCCGGGAAAAGGACAACTTTGATAGGACTTCGGCGAGAGCTCTGTCGAACGCTCAGTTACCAAACTTACTATCCTTTATCCTGCTCGTCCCAGCACCATCGACAGCCATTGTAACCCATTTTATTTATTAGTTTCAATGCCCTCGACTTCGAAATGTATTCGCGGTTATGATCGGCAATAAGGTCAAGCTTGCAATTGCTCGACTTATCGCTCAGTTTGTGTATCTCGCGGCTTCGGTGGTTTACCACATATCCGTAACCAAATAAATCCATTAAAAATTCCCAGAACGTTAGTTTCATGGCTGTTTATTTAAAGAGTTTAACTGTTATAAAATCATGCAGCCGTATTCTGATCTGGCTTCTGAAATTTCATTTTATTAATGAATTCAACCATTTTCTGCTTTTCGGCACTTCCAGCTGATGATCCGTAATAATATCCGTAAACAAATCCAATCAGCATCGAAATGATTGGTAATATTTCCCGGTCTTTTGAATCGGAAAACATATAAAGGATAAGCAATATGAATATAAATGCTACTGTGACGAGTGTCAGGATAGGCATAATATTTTTATTCAGCTTTGTGGCCTGTTCTGATGTAGCAATAGAGACTTCGCGCTGGCGAGCATTCGCCATCTCGCCAAAATCAAGTTGTTTCTCTTCGATCGACATTTTTTGCATCTCAAGCTGAAACTGCATTTCTGATTTGCGAATTTCATTGTCTAATTGCCCTTTTTCCTCCTTCGTAGTTATCACATTATCGAGTACTTTGCCAACCGAATCGACCAGCGTACTTGCTCCTTTTGAAAATATCTCGTTTAGAAATCCCATGATTTTAATTATTAAGCGTTTTCTCCTAAAGCTCTGATAACCCAACCGTAGAAGTATTTCCGGCTGGTAGGTCGTTTCTTCACGATGTTAACGTATCGGGCAATTTTGGCAACGGTGAATGCTGCGAGGAAATGCTCCGGATCGAAAGCATTAATTGCTGTTAGCGAATCGGGACCAATCACTCCATCGGCTTTTACTCCAACGACCATTTGTGCCAATGCGGAGCTGGTACCAATTCCACCGTTTACTCCAAAATCGAAGATTGAACTGGCCACTTCCTGATTGGTAATTTGATCACCATTCATTTTATCCCAGAAAGTGATACGATAGAAGTCTGAAACGCTTTGCTGAATATCTGGATCCCGATCAAGATTAGCTGGGAAACCTGACTGACGTTTCAGCATATCGATCGTAGTCCAACCGTCCCATTTGCTGAAAATTTTGCGGGCTACACCTTTGTAGGTTTCGCCACCCGGATCATCCGGATCGTTGACATAGCCACCTTCGTGGACAATCATTAACTGGAATGCTTGAGTAAAGTCTGCCATGTTTATTTATTTTGTCGTAAAATATAACCAGCTTGTTCGTTTAGCCTTGTCGCTATTTTATCGATGTTCATATTAATTTTTTCTTGATCCTGTCTCCATTCAAGCCGCATAGTTTCAACTTTTTGAGAGGTATTCATAATTCGCTCATCCTGAACATCAATTTTTCGAAGTGTAGTTGTATAAAATGCAAAACCGCCAAGCAGTAATGCGAGTAAAAACCCTGCGAGAACAGTACTTAAAACCTTAATAAAGGTTGATTCTTTTTCCGACATAACTATAAGTTTTATATTCCGGGCTCAACCGGAAGTTTATAATTTTCAGCTTTGAAAAATGCCACTTCATAATCAAGTTGCCGTTTAATCTCAGCTATGTGTTCTTCGGTATCATCTTTATTTTCTTCAAGCATATCGAGAATAAACCAACCTAACCAATCTGGATGCATTGATCGTTCTATTCCTTTGTATGATTGAACTTGTTGCATTAGTATGCTCCTGATTTTTCGTCCATCAAACCCTCCTGAATAAAGTTCGTTTTCCAGTTTTTATAAAAATCAGGAATTGATGGGATGCGCCTTTGAACAGGTAACATTACCCTTATTAAAACTTGTTTTTGGCTTTCGGTAGTAGTTATGGTTTTTGTGCCATAAGCTACAAGAGTAATCGTTGGAGTCTTACTGGTAACCCAATGTCCGGTGGCGTCCAGATACAGACCATTTATTTTTAACACAGAAACTTTTAAGACTAAATCAAATGGTCTGTCAATTGGAGTATTACAATATTCCAGGTATTTGGCATATTCAACCTTATCTGATGATTTTACTACAGTCTGAGCAGATAATACTGAACTAAACAGGATTATAAGTATTAAATAAAATAGTTTCATGCGTTTTTATTTCAAACTTAACCCCTATGGCCAGCAATGGAAAGGACAAAAAAAAGCGACCGAAGCCGCTTTTTGAGATTTATAAAATGATTGGAGTTTCCTTACTCTATTGTATAAATGCGCCCTTTTGCCATACCAATGGCTGTCCTTTTGTAACAATTATAGGAGTAGTTGTTACGTTTCCAAATGTGCTTAAAACGTCTAATCCCGTATTATATGCTACTGACAAATCAATTCCGGATATTGGAGTTGCTGGAATCAAATTTGCGCTAAGTGAAGGATCGGCAACGACAGAATTAAGGAGTTTACCAGCTGCATTTGCAGTTGCCAAATCGCTATAATTAGTGCCATCTGAAAGCAAATATTGACCGCCGTATAGTTGATTATTTTCTGCCAAACATCCGTTTGCAGCGGCATGAGCATCCATACCAATCAAAGTATTTGCATTTAAAACATTTTTTAAAATGTTATTTTTCGCAATTACGTTTTCACTCCACTGACTTCCGGCCTGTACTAAATTTTGATCAATCCGTAAACAGAAGCTACAATCTGTAACTGTATTATTAAAGACATTCAGCCCACGCACTCCGCGAACATAAATGCCCGATACTGCTCCAGAAACAAGATTATAAGACAATCCATTTCCCGTATAAGTATCCATAAGACCGGTTTTAACAACAATGCCATTGTATGCATTCTTGACTTTATTGAATTTCACGGTCATGTTTTTACCGCACGACAAAAGCAAACCGTGTCCAGCAGCATTTTGAGTATTTACAGCTTCAACATAATTTCCTACTATTACAGAATTATCGCAGCGATTTAGTAAACCTAATTCACCTCCTAAACTGATACATGTTGATGAAGTTGATGAACTTCTAATAAAATTGTAGCTAATCGTATCAGCGCCGTTTGTTGCGGTTCCTGAATTAAATGTCTTGCTGATTTCAGTGAAGTATAACAATGACTCAGATGTAAATACATTTCTCAAAACGTTTATCTGATGATCTTTTACAATAAGACCATATCCTAAATTGTTAATTGAAATTTGGCCTACCTGAGAAATTACATTATCCGTAAAATTTACAATGTATTTATTTGTGGTGTATCCGGTAAGGTTAACTGGAGCATACGAAATAGTGCCTCCGGCTACATTTAAAATGCTCACATTGTTATACTTAAAATCAACATTTTTTGCTGCGGCCATAGTGCTATTGGCGTCAGCAATCATGTTATTTCTCGTCACAACCCTGTTCCCTTTGAAGGTGAAATTAATATCACCAAGGGGGAACATATTTTTCGATACCGTAGCAGCTGCATCGCAAGTTACTATTGAATTAACAATAGTTGAATCACTTGTAAGGGTGGGTGTAAGAACGTTTTTGAAAATACAACTATTTAATACTATGTATTTAAGCTGTGCATTTATATAACCTGTTGATGAAATAATGCAATTTGTAAACTGATAGCCGTTTGAGCTATCATATGAAAATTGAGTACCAAGATTAGTGAAAGTACATCGATTAAACTTATTCAGAACACTACCCGAAGCAGTAACGGCAATGCCGTATGTTTTGCCGTCATTAAACGTAATTCCTTCACAGTCAAAATAGATAGTTGCCCCACTCTTACTTATTACTCGATCTGTAACACCATTAATCTGGACTAAACCGACACCTACAAGTTTCAATTGCTTTGAAACAGAAATAAACGATGCTTCTTGGTATACACCGTTGTGTATATAGATCGTGTCGCCTGTGGCTGCTGCGGTCATTGCTGCCGTAATGGTTGTATAAGTTTTACCTACGCCAACGTCTCTGAAATTACTGGTGAGTTTTGCATTTACTCCAAAATAAGTGTTGCAATGCACTAAATCTGCATCTGATTTTACCGTGTTATACAAAACGATGTCAAGTACTCTTGCCGGATCAGTCTCTACACCATTAACATCAACTACCTGCGCATATTGTCGGCAAAACAGTTTATGTGCGTAATTTACGTCTGAGAACAACGCAGTAACAGGAATTTGATTTGGAGTTCCACCTGCTGCATAAAGGAAGTTATTAACGTCGGCAGAAATTAAAGTAGCATCACCAACCGGAGCCGAAATAGTTGCCTGAGATTTATAAGGCACTCCGGCAAGCCATGCAGACGGAAAGTCTTTATTTGTAATGGTAAAATGACGGTTATTACCTGACTTATCGAGTAATTGATTACCTGAAATAAGACCGTCCAACCAAAATAATGCGTCAGTACTCAGGGGGATTCCTACCATAGAAAGCGTCTGGTCAGCACTATATGTAGTACCATCGCTGTTCACTGCTTTAAATCGCCAATGTAATTGTGAATCTGAAGCTAAACCAGTTAATCCAACTGTTTTTGCACCATTTTCAGACGTAATTCCTCCGGTCTGAATAGAACCGTAGGCAGTTGTTGCTCCATATTCGATTGACCAAGTTGTTGATAATCCCTTGCAATCCAGAGTTGCTCCGACCGTAGCAGTCGTATCGGTAATTGAAGTTTGGGTTGGTAGTGTAATATCCGGAGGAGTCAATGCAGAATTAATTCCATAAGCCGTTTTTACCAGTCCTGAAATCAAATAGTCTCCATTGAAACTATAGTGCGTTCCGTCTTTTGTCATCGGATTAATAATCCGAATAGTGTCTGTAGCCGCAATTGCACTTGATATGGTATTAATCGTGTTAGCTGTGTTTGAAGTAATTAGTGCCATTACATTCTGAGTTACAGAATATAGCATTTTGCCTTTAAACTGGTCAATTGACCATGCCTGACCCGTAAAAGTGAATCGGTGTGAGGTTTTTGATGATGGGATTCCAGTAAAATAAAGGGTTTCATCACACGCCCACTTGCCCGTTGTTGCGTTTTCGGTTGTTGCGGCAACATCTATAACTGTTGCATATCCGTCTAATGCGCCACTTCTTAATTGAGAGTTTACCGACTGCCTGACGGTTTGAATGCCTGCAACTAATGTCTGATTAGCAAGCGTTTGCCAACCATCCGTTGAAGTAGTCATTGGCGAGATGGTGGTAATGTAAACTTTCGTTATGCCATTACTTTTCAGCGTATCACAAATCGTTTTATAGTCTGCTATAATTTGTGCGGCTGTTCTTCCATTGTTTACGTCATTGATGCCAACCATTAAAATACTCGTTTTGCAGTATTTTGCAAGGCTCATCCTTTTAGCGTTATAATATGGTAATGCGATATTGTTCGCTAGATCCTGACCACAACCGGCAGAGCAATACGGTAAAGTATTGTGGAAGGCTAATTGCCACCATGGGGCAATTCCATCCCAGATATAACTTCCGACTTGTACTGTTGATGTCGAGTCGCCAATCACGAATACGGCTGTTTTTTCTTTTACGAGTCCAACTACTGCATATATTGTAGGTATAGCAGCGTTATCGTATGCGGTCGGGATTACGCCTGAAGCTGTTGAATTTCCGGCTATTTTACCTTCCCCGCCTAAATTAAAGTTTGGATAATTTATATTGCTAAACCCATCTAGCCCCTGACTTCCATTTCTGAATTTTGCGACTGAATTTATATCTGCATATGATCTGATCCAACATTGTTCCTTAGTTGGTATTTCAATCGGAATAGCAGGAAATAGTTTTATTCCAGTAGGTACGTTTTCAATTGCCGATTGGTGAATAGTTCCGCTGAAACGTTCTAGTGATGCCTGAACATTTATAGCTACGTCTGCGGCTTCAATGCCCTCAGATTTGCCTATCCCCCCGTTTGTGGTAGATCTGATCCTACCCATGTTGACATGGACCAGCTGTGGATTTTTACAGGGATGAATTATAGTTTTCTTTCGATACGTGTAATTAGTCCCGCCGCCTGTTGCAATATCAAGGCCGAAAGGAACAGACCCCAACTCCGAAACGATGCCATATTTCAGAACTGACCCTAGTTGAACCCTATTTAATCGTAGTCCAGGCATGGCTTAATAGGATATTTGGATACTGGTTTTTGAATTTCCAACATCGTTAAAAATCTTTCGCAAGGGCATTGGGTATGGAACTCCGGCAGGGAAAGTCCAAACAACTGCTTCTCCATTCCATGGCTCAACTTTAAGGGTTGTTTCTTCTTTGGCGCAAACTACGAATGGTCGTTGAATTTGCTGAGTCTGATTTCCTTTAAAGGTTTTGGCCACATAATCTTCGGAGGCCACGTTTGCAATCTCGGGGTAATTGAGTTGTAAAATTACCTGATCGTCGAAAGATCCTGCTATGTTAGTAATCATGATCGTAATTTTTAAGCGTGAATGAATGTGTTAAAAGTAATTCAGGGCGCTAGCGATTGAAAGGACAACTTTGACAGGCTCAGTTACCAAAAAATCAATACAAAAACAGTTTTGTAAAGAATGCTGAAACATTTAGGTACGTCCATACAGCTTCAGGCGTATGCCAATCAGCATTGTACTGGGCAATTTTGGTATAGCCCGAAGTGTCGCGAACTCCGATGTATGCGTATTTCGTTCCATCGAAACAGGCGCCTCCTGCATTCTTAATTCCTGAAGGGGTTATGTTGGCATTCGTTACTCCCGGATCGACCAGCCATATACATTCATTATCGTCGGCACACATCCATAGAAGTTTATCGCCTAATGTTGGCTGTATTTGACGCACAGCCTGCCGCTTCGCCCCGGTTAATCCGCTGAAACGCGAATATGATGTTGGATTGCTCTTCGATGCATATAGTGAATCATCGTGTTCTTCGGCTGCCCAAATGCGGTTTGCTGTTTGAGCAATCTGAATCATCGAAGCGTTATATCCGGAATAGCCATCGATATCGGCCAGCTGGCTCCAAACGGTAGCGAAATTGTTTGTGCGGAATACTTCTCCTTCGCTTGTGGCAGCATAATAATAACCATTGAAGAACAGGAAGCTTCGTACATAACCGGTTCCATGATCGAACGTTGCTGTTGCAACGGCTTCGCTACTCACATAATCGTCGAAATTGGCATGATAAGGCTGAGCATAGGCCGCGCTTACCTGGTTGGTGCCTTTACCGATCATCAAAATTTTAGTAGTTCCGTTATCTACCAGGCTAACTCCACAAATTTCGTCGGTACCAACATAAATCTGTATGGTTTTATACCGGATATTATCCATATCTGACAAATCGGCTACATGCAACTGACCATTATTTCCACCAACAAAAAGCAATTTATCGGCAGCCGAATAATCAACACAGGTTTGAGCTGCAAATTCGAGGGTCGAGATGTCGCCAAATACCGGTATCGAACGGTATAATCCGGAAGCTGTAACCAGGATTGGCCACCCGGTTTCGGATATCCCGATAAATTTCGGTGTAAATGTAGCTCCTACGTGCTGGCCACCTCCATCAACAATACCTGTTGAATTATCGAAAACATTATCCTCGTTCTTAAACACTGTAAGAGTAGCATCAATGTATTCTGATTGGTCGCCCTGAACCTGCATTTCTTTGATGAAGAATGAGCCGTCTTTATCGCCAAATGGCTTGTATATTTCGTTCATCACTTTATAAAAAATATTTCCCGGGAAACGAAAATCGGCTTCAGCAATTAAAGCATTGGCGTAAAACGGCGCGGTACGCCTCCACCGGTTAGCCAGCAGGCTTTTCCATTCGAGCGATAAGCCGTTTGTGGCTGTCGCCCCTCCGGTATTGTTGCCGTTGTAAAACATCAGTCGCGGACTGAAATTTTCGGTGAATTGAGCAAACTGACGGTTATAGCCCTTTTGATAAGCAATAGGGTAACCGTTTTCGTGCATCCTGAGAGTAGAAAATTTGGTTTCAATATCCTCCGGATTATCGCCATTGCGGTTGTATTTATAATTTTGAATATCAAGCGATATTGGCGCCCACATCAAAACTTCTTTTTGAGTTTCATCAACATCTTCGACTGATTCTTGTCTGTATTCATAATCCATCTTTTCAGATTTTACCAAACGAATTTCACCAATGGCTGGATTTTCAATAGTCGCTAAATCGGCATATTGATCAACTGATGGCTGACGGTCTTCTTCGCGTGAAGATAAATCAGTAAAGTTTTCAGAAAATTCCTGATCGTCGGAGTCGTGATTAAATTTAAAGTTCAGTATCAGGTTTTGACGCTCTACCGGAAGCCATTTGGTTACCCGATAATCTGATAAGTCGAAAGGAACCAAATCAAATAAACTTTCGCGGTCGATGTTATCCACATCGTCAACTCCTGAAAAATGATAAAATGAGTTTGTTTCGTTTTGAACGGATAACAATAGCTCGTTCAGCTTCATTTTAGGAATCAGCTTATTGATCCTGAAATTTCCGGTTGACCAAATTTGTGAGGCTATCTGATAAACGTATGCAACTGTGCCGGCATAGCTGGTTTGTATGTGGTATTTGTCCATCAGGGTTGTTTCAATCGTCTGCGTAACCTGCTCGGGTTTGCAAATCGAAACATTGTGATATAGGCACAAGGTTTTTAATATTTCGTCTGTGCCAATAAAATCATTACGCATGAAAAAATTATTTTCACGGAGTAGCAATTTAACAAGCTTTGGCAAAAAAAGAAATGGACTAACGACAACAACCCCATTTTCATCGGATGTGGCTTTAACGCCAGCAACATCCGAAGCGTTCACCATAAATTCGGCAGTAGTTTCAAATTTTCTGGTCAATACTTCGCGGGTAGTTTTTTCGCCATCAGAATTGGTATAATCTTCAGTCTCACCTTTATCGACCCAAAAACCCGAATTATGTAGCCTAATTGTGCAATACCGATCAACGTCAGGATCGTAGTTTAATTTGTTTTCGAATGTAAGTTCTCCACCCAATTCGTGATCTGAAATGTATTTTTCCAGTTGTGCATCGCTAAGTGTTCGCTGTTGACTTTGTATTACACCACTGTAAGCGCCATCAGATGGTTTCCCTAATACCAAGGTTCCGTGTATCCACAACGAACCATTTTTACGCAACTCGGCGCCCGGAAATTTGCGGTCGTTACTCTTTGCCTTTTTCGAGAACCGTCCGGGAAACCCGAGAATATTCCGGTTAAGGTCATTATCGGGTATGGTGATATCTAAAGCCAACGGTCCCGGTATTTCGTCGAATTTCCAGCACGGATTGACATACACCATAGTAGGCGAAAAATCTTCGTCGAGAATGAGCTGGCGCGAGTTGATGGTAAGTGTGAACACGGAATGAAATTATAAGTTATGAATTATAAATTTTGAATAAGGCTATAGCAGCGTAAACGTCAATGCTTCGGCTGAAATTTTTGGCTGAATACCAGGTGCAATGGTTATATCGGCGTTCAATTGCTTAAATGCAATCCGATGCGCTTCTGTTGATCCGGTATTGTTCATCCAAAGTTCTGCATAACGCGCATTTTCAGATCCTACCGTGCAGGCTCCAAACAAAAGTTCTGAGGCATTTTTAATTACATTTCCGGTATCCGAAAGCGCTACGTCGGTGCGTGCAATAGCAATGCCTTTAGCTGCATAACCGGTGTAGCTACATTCGGCGCCAATAGTATCCTTATCTGGAACTACGGCATCGGTGCAAAGTCGAATGTAGAAACTTCCGGCAGCAGCCGATGGGAGTAACCCTACGGAGTCACCAATTCCGGCATGTGCGGCATTTTGAAAATAATGTTTCAAAAGTAAATTTGCGAATGTTGATGATGCGTTTGACATGATATGAAATTTTAAACTGTGATTATTGTTACTGAATTATTTGCTTGTAAGTATTGAATGTCTCCATCTGGATTTCCACCATTACATGTCATTAATACTGCTGGAATAGTAAGAGTTATTGTTTGCCCAGAAATATAAAAAAACATAAAATTGTAATTTACAGAAGTACCCAGATTGAGACAATTGCGTAAGTTCAATGTAAGAACTGAATAGCACGTATAGAAACATTCATCCCCAATATTTTCGAGTAATGGAAAGTCAAAAACTGTTGTATTATAGCATCCATTAAAACATTGATTACCTGCTGACAATAATGAAGGAAGTCTAATTTCATTACTTAAATTTCCAGCAAAACATAAATTTCCAGCCGAAGCAATACGTGGAAGATCTATATTAAATAAGTTTAATGTTCCAATAAAAACTGAATCTTGTGCAGCAATTATTGAACCTGAATCTATAATTGAAATTAATTTATGGTTATTGGCAAACAGATTTGTTTTTAATATGATGTCGCTACCGCCAATCAAGCGAACTTCATTTCCAGAAACGACTACAGAAGTAAATGGATTTCCTTTTGTTGGAAGTTCAAAAAATGAATTCCAATCCGAAATATTTGCTGGATTTGTAACTGGTACATTTGCAATATTATCCCATGTCAAAATTAAATTCTCCGATACCGAACCCGAATCAATTAATTCTGCGCTGACATTCAATTCAAAACCAAACCCGGCTGAAATTTCCTTATTAGCTAATATTTTGGCATCAACATCTAGTTCCAACTCAAAATCAGCGGATATGTCGGTATAAGCTAAAGGTTTCGCGTTCATATCAAAATTGAAGTCAAAATCAGCGGATACTTCAAAAGCCCTTTCGCTAAGTACACACCGTTCCATACAAAAGTGAATCCGTTTGGCATCTTCTGGCATGTTTTCAACTCTGGCATAAAGCTTATTTTTGCCTACACCAAGGATTAAGCTTATCGCATCGTCGGTTAATAAGTTATTTTGAATAAATGCCGGTACTGTATCGGAGTAATCGAAGCTTAAGAGGCTAATTAAGGTGACAATTGTATTTGTGGTTTTGTTTCTCACAGCCACCACGGCCTTAAATTCGCCCATTTGCTGGTTATATGGCAGTACCGACCAAGGAGAAACAACCGTTTCAGACGTATTTATCGTGTTTTCGATTTGTGCAACATAGTGGTTATCGGCTTGTTTTGCACCAATTATTTGGCTGATTGACTGATAAATATTGGTGGTATTATTTACAATCTCGTTATTGATGATATTGATGATCTTGCCCTGATCGCTCCAAAGACGGCGAATGATTTCTGAAAGCTGCAATTGGGTGACAGGCTTATCTCTATCAACGCCTCTTATCGATTTTTTTAGCCGGTCAATTGCTTTCATTTCTTAGTAATGTGAGTTTTTATGTCCTTCGGTAAATACTAACTCCAGCTCGTCGTTAATGACCAGGTCGCGCATGGTGTCGGTGAGCAAGAAATCGCCATCTTCGAGGTTCACCGGTATGGTTTGCCCCTTCCAAACTATCCACACGAATTTCGAATACAGGAGATCCTGCAAAGCTTCCATGTCTTCAACGGTCAACCGGTTGCCTGGGAATATCGACCATTTGCGAGATCCTGTTTTGCCGGTAACCACCACACCACGGTTTTGGGTTGTAGCATCGCGTCCAAGCGTTTGAATACCGGTTTTGCTTTCGATGGGTAATCCGGTTTTAATGGCGCCGGTCATCCAGAAATCGTCGATACCCGATTTTGAATTACTGAAGAAAAAGAAAGTGTTATTTTCGTAGTATTTCGAGTCGAAAATAAACGTGCGTTTTTCGCCTACCTGCACACCTGCGGATGATTGGTAAACCGACATCTGGACCGCATCGGACGGAACGCCCCATTTGGCCGGATCGAGTATAAATTCGTATTCGCCATCCGGATCCAGAGTGATGTCTTCAGACAATACGGTCACTGCTCCGGTCGAATTGGTATATTCAACAATGAGCTGGCGCGATACCGGTTCAGTTTCAGGAATGATATACCACAAACGAAGCGGCTGGTCGTAAGCTATTTTTTGATTGTTTGGCCTATTGGTCAAAAACTTATTTCCCTGGATAAAATCCTGGTAAAAATTCGTGCCTGCCTCGTTATACAACGATTTTTGATGCTGACTGATTCCGCCTTTCAGGATTCGGATAGGAACTGCATTCTCTTCGGCCTGCCATAGTTCAATTTTAGTTCCGAAAGTATTTGTTTCAGGAACATCCGGAGTATAGTGGGTGATGTCGTTATCGATATACGAGCAACCGGCCAGTAAGGAAAGATCGAAAGCCCTGAGTGGATGTTTTACGGCAACGGCATCGCCGTATGGAAATGTGAAACTATACTTAACGGCAGCATCGAAATACTCCTGAAAATCGAAAATTGCTTTTCCGGATCCTTCGACAGGTGTATCGAGCGGAAGCCATTCTTTTGAGTCTGGCCACGGACCACCAGGAACAGCGCCATCGATGCTGATAACTTTTAAAAGTGCACGAGGCGATTCGCCTTTGATATCGTCGTTGGTTACTTCAATTTCGACGCTATTGCCGGAGAGTTGAACGATGCCGCCGTATATGCTAAAGTTGATCATACTGAAGGATTGAATTACTGATTTACAGAATCGAAGATAGGGCGCGGAGTATGGTTGAGAAAGGACAGGTTTTAGTTATGCCTTCGACACGCTACGCTGCTCAGGCACCGCTCCCTGAGCAGCGCAGCGTGTCGAAGGGAGCTATTTTGTGAATCCTCCCATTCCGGTTTGATTGAGAAGATCTTCCACTTCTTTCATTTTTTTGATTCCGGCCACCATCGGGAACGAAACGCCTCGTTTCATGAGTAATGCAATGGCTTGGGTATTTAGGTTAATGGCATCGGTTAGAGCTGGATCGGAAGAAGCTGCGGGAATAATAACTGGTGTGGTTGGTCCACCACTTACCGCAATATTACTTTCAAACCCTCCTGACCGGCGATTATTAGGTATTGAACCAGTAGCGGCTAAAACAGCCGGGAGATTAAGCTGGGCAATGGTACCATCTTCCTGAGCCAGACGAATAATATCATATGCCTTTTTAACCGTTGGATTTTGGACTGATTTAGCATTACCAATAAATTCAGTGCCTTCCTCTCCAGCTCTATAAATACGGTCGCCATTGGTATATCCGCCCGAAGCATACCCGCTGACAAAATTGCCAATTGTTTGAGCCACAATAAGACCTGTTTGCAGCGCTGCATTTGTATTATTCGCTGCAAGTGGAGCAGCGGCAAAGGCAGCAGCCGCTGCTGGAGCTCCTGGCCCCAGCCAAGCAAATTCAGCAAGTGCCGTTGAAACAATTGCGGCATTTGCAGCAGCTGCCTTAACCCAAACATCGGCAACGGCTAAGGCTTGTGAGAATAAAAACATGGCCTTCCCCAGTGCTGATTCCTGTCCAAAAATATTTGCAAGCGCCCCCATGTAAGCCTGTCCCCATTCTATTTTTCTCGAAAGAGTTGCATAATAGGCCTCGGATTCATTTTTATTTAATTCACTAATCCTCTCATTGTAACGTTCCTCTGCTGCCAATAATTGAGCATGATTATCTCCTGCCAGTGTTTTCTCATACTCATATTGCTTCTCAAGCAGCGATTTTCTGTTATCAAAATATTCCTGTAATGTATCAAGACTAACAAAAGGAATGGAAGTATCATTTTGAGATATTGAATTGAACTTATCGGCAATTTTTTGTTTTTTTCTTAATTCCTCTGCCTTATCTAATGCGGTCATCTTTTTTAGGTGTGCCGCTTGTTTTTCTTCGATGGTTTGGTTAAGAATATCATTTAAAGTTTCTTCCTCTTTACTGAGGTTTTCGTGTATCCTTAATTGTTTCCACAAACCATCAAGTTCCTGGCTCCAACGTTGTTCCTCAATAGCTTTTTCTTTTGCAATACCATCCTGAAGATTTTCAATTTTAGCGTTGGCCAGTTCTTTTTGAGCTGCTAAGATTAAGTTTTTTATATTTTGTTCGGCCTGAACCTGTTTTTCAAGGAATGCAGTTTGAGTTTCTTCATATTCTTTCGATCCTTTTTTATAGATCGTTAGTTTTTCCTGCAAAAAATCAAACTCAGCCTTTAAGATATCGGCATTGTATTGATCTTCTGAACCTTTAGTTTCAAGATGGTTCTTTTTAATTAAGGTTAACTTGGCATTGTAAGCAGCCTCCTCTATTTCAATTTGTTTTTTTATTGCTGCATCACTCAATTTTTCACCTGAATTTCCTTGTTTGGTAGTTCCCAATTCTTTCAATGCATCAATTTCTTTCTGTTTTGCTTCAGCCCTTTGGTTTCTGGCAGCAACCAATGCAGGAGTAGCAGCAATTTCTTCATTAATATCCTGCAATTCTTTTTCCTTCAGCTTAATCAGGTCTTCAGCAAGCTTAGTATCGCCACCACCTGGTTTTGCTCCTGAATCGTCAGTTGAACTCTTCTGATTGCTATCCATTTGCTCGGTTAGCTTCTTTTTTGTCAAGATCAAAGCCTTTGTTTTTTCATCGATGTTATTAAGAGCTGTCATCGTTGATTTACCAGCATACACAGCAGCATTACCGGCAGATGTTGCCATATTCCATGCATTCTGCCAGAAAGTAGGTTCAGCGCCTTTCCCATTTTCAAGATCAATCAATTCTTTTTCGATGTCAACCAATTTCTGAAACCCTGCCTGAGCTTTCGCTTTGTTTTTAATCGACTCGATATATTCATCAGTCGCTTTTTTTGCCTCGTCAGTATTGATCTTTTCCAGGGTAAGATTACCTAGAAGTTCAGGTGAAAGTGCATTAATATCCTTAATTGCTTTTCGACGTGTTTCATCCGATAGATTTTTGTTTTTTGCAATTTTGAGTAATTGATCAAGCTTTATTTTCTCTTCAACCATCGCTTTTTGAGCCTCAATGTTTACATCATTAATTGCTTTCTGCGCTTGCTGTACATCAGTAAGTTTTCGAGAATACATGGAAAGTGCTATGACTGCGGCAGTAATTATTCCAATGAATAAACCTATTGGATTAAGTTTTGTAACGGCGCTGAATACACGCATGGCCTGAGTTGCTCCCTTTATGTTTCCGGTAAGCAACATTTGCGCAGCTGCCCAAAGTTGAGTTACTGCTATTTGAGCATTAATGGCCAGTGTTTCGAGTTTACGGGCAATTATGCTTTTCAGTGTTAGGCTGTACTCTATTTCACCTATGATAATGGATTTTGACTTTTGCTTGACTAAAAATTCCTGCCAAAATGCGGCCAGTTTTGTGGCTACGGTATAGCTAACTATTGCTGCAGTAGAAGTGAAAATCACGCCGCTATACTTTATAAATACATCGACCAGATAAGACAAAATAGCTAACGATTTGCCAAAATATCCGGTTACCAAGGTCATTGCCGGTGAAAGTTTTTCACCCAGCGCAATGCTGATGACATTGATACGATTACGCGCTTGAGCTAACTTTGCATTATTATTATCGGTATTGATGGCGGCCTGTTCAATGGCTACGTTGGTGCCGGTCATTGCCTTTGTATATTCATTCAAGTTTGCACGCTCTCTAACCAATAATTCCCCCATTTTAGCATGTTCTACATCAAATATATCAGCAGCAGTAGTACCAGAAGCATACATCTTTTCAAGTTTATCAAGTGCAGCATTCATATCGAACACTCCATTGACATAACCAATTTGCTTTTCACGCATTTTTAATAAGACACGGTCAAAACTTCTCCCCGCGATTTCTGCCTGTTCATAATATGGTGCAACTGCTTCAATTGCACCTCCCCATTGTTCCAATGGAATTTTCATCAGGCTAGCCGTTGTTCCTGATTTCTCCATCGCTTGAGTCAAATATGGTATTTCACCAGCCCCAACTTTTGATCCTGCTGCGAAAACATTTATGATTCTTCGACTTTCACTAGCTTTCATATTGAACTGATTCAATGTCATAGCGAGTCCAGCAACTGCCGGGTCTAGTTCTGTTTTTGCAGCATTAGCAAGTATAATTGCTTCTGTTGTTACTGTAGCCAAGTCTTCTTTTACTTTCAGTAATTCAGGCCTTTTACTTCCAACTTTTGTAAAACCATCAACAATCTCCTGTGCGCTTTGCTTAATTCGTATTCCTCCTTCGATTGTAGATGTGGAAAGATTTTTGGCTTTCTGGCTTAACCAGTCGAGATCGTCACCGGCTAACCCGGTTAAAGCAGAAAGATTATCGACACGTTCTTCATAATCGTTAAAAGCCTGAACGACTTGTTTCATCCCGAGGATAAAGCCTGCTAATGAAGCAGCTCCAGCGGTGATAATGCTGAAATACTTATTTGCTCCTTCGGCCATACGGCTCCAAAGTGGAGTATGTGCTTTCTGCTCGTTGCTCAATTCCCCAAGTTTAGTTTTCAGAGCCACCACCTTTTGTTGTTGTGCCTGATAGCCTGGATCGGTCTGCTGCATTTTCTTCAGGTCGTTGGTAGCTTTCCGAACGGCTTGCGACAATTCGTTAAAGCTTGCGCCATTGATATTTTTCAATACCCGGTCAACGTCGAACGCTTCTTTTTTAAGATTCCTGATTTCGGTATTGGTAGCCTTAAGCTGTTGTTGTAGTCGTTTTTCTTTTTGTGGATCACCGGCGGCAGCAGCTTCCATCATTGCATCGCGGAATTTCTTTGCTTTAGCAGTGAGGTTCTCCAGTTCCTGCTCTGCCTGTTTGCCATCGAGTATTACTTTGGGGCGGGCGACTTCGTTCTTCATAACTCTTCAGTTGAAAGATTAATGTTTCAAGTTGAAAGTTAATGCGGGAGGCAGGCCAAATAAAGGACATATCCCGAAACAAGTTCGGGATGACTAGCATAAATAAAAAACCCCGGATCAGTTGGTCCGGGGTTTAAGGATATTTTGGAGGCGGCGAATTTCGCGTTTTATTTTCAGGAGTTGGTTTTTGGCTCGGTCGAATTCTATTTTGGCAGCTTCTTCCAACTGCCTGAGTTCTATCAGGCGGTCGCGGATATCGGTCATGGCCTTGCAAGTTGGCTAAAATTATCGCGAACCATCGCAAGCTCTGTTAAAAGTGAAGCAACTTTTGTCTTTTCACTATCATATATATCATCAGAATGTTTTATTACCAGGCATATTACGTCGGCAATTATTCGGCATGAATCATCAAGAAGTTCATTATCGTGCGATTGAATCTCTTTAAGAAATTCTATGGCCTTATCGGTAAGTAAAACGCCATTAACAATGGTGCAATTTTCGGTTTTGTTTTCGTCTGATTTTTTCATGATCTTTGTTGTGTTAAAATTCATTTTTAATATCCCCCGGCAGGTGCTAGTAACACCTGAGCCCCGGGGGATTGTTGTTTTGATTAACCATTTACAATTTCAATGATCTTTGCTTTTATCTTCTCAATCTGATCCTCAAATCCTTTGATGCGAAGTTTTACCATTTCTTTTTTATATCCTTCGGGCATTGGGTTTTCCACTTCCAAAATAAAATCGCTCTGGTACCGCAATTTGTTTTTATTTTTAGAAATGTTCCGCTGGATGTTATTTTTCATGTTTCTCAACTGGTCGAGATCGTTGGGCAACTCCGATCCGATTGCTTTTAATTGCTCCTGCGCTTCAGGAAGTTGTTTTCCCTGAAACAGGTTTGGTTTTATCTGCGTCCATTCGTTTGGCAGCGATGCCAGGCATAAATCGCGGTGTTGCTTTTGTTCGGTAATGTATTCCATTACCTGCCGGTTGACCCGTATAGCCGCATTGATGTTTTCGACATACCTCCGGATATCTTCGAGCTGGGCGATTTTTGATTCATTGCCATGCCATAAATAGTCAAATATATTTGCCTGGAATATTTCAAATTTTTCTCGTAACTCACCCCTCACAATAGAAGGGTTAATCATCTGTATCCATCTGGCGAACCCTCTATTCTGAATGGTAAGTCGTTGTTTATTATCTCGAAATAGTGACTCAAACCGGTTTTTTCCTGTGTCCGTTTGGCATATTTTATCTCTTTTTATATTCTGAACTTGATTATCGTAGTCAAGTCCGAAAAAATCACATACTGGTTTTACAAACCAATCGCCATTATCCGATCGAAACATGAAGCCATTAAAAAAATCTAATTCGTTTGCCATGATTTATAGTTTGAAATTAAACATGTACAAATTTAAATCAATTTCTATTTAATATCCAAATAATATCTAAAAGAAATTATAAAAATATTTTTAAAGGCTTTTGAAAGTATCTTTTAAATATTACTTTTGTTATCAATTACAATGACTTTAAAATACAATCATGGGAAAAACACCATTTAGTTTAAAACTTGATTCAGATATTATGGAAGCAGTTAAAGAACAGGCAAAGAAGGAACATAGACCTGTGAATAATTTTATTGAAGCTGTTTTGATGAAATATCTGGAGGAACAGAAAGAAAAAGAAAAACCCGCTGAATGAGCGGGTTTTTTGTTTATATAATACCGAGTAATGACAATATAATTGCAACAATTAGAATAATGAGCCCCGGAATAAGGTAGGGTTTAACGCGGTAACGCCAGATTTGTTTGCGAAGATCATCCATGGTTACCAACTATCATTTGACTTCATTTTTGCTTTTAAAGATTCAATCGTTTTATGAAATTCCTGATTAGAACCTTCGTAAATGGCGGCATTAAATTCGGCTGTTTTCTTTATTAGTTTGGCTGATGGATTTTTCATGCCTGCTTCTTTAACAAGAACCTGTTTAGCACCATCAAATGTAGAGGCATTCTTATATTCATCAATTGAATGCGGCCCGCCACTATCTATAAATATTGAACCAATCTCATATTTATAGATAGAATCTCTAACTGATATTTTTACGGTAAAAGAGGTACTTAATACAATAGGAACCGTCATTACTATTGATTTATATGGTAATGCAATTTTCATTGTACCTTTTCCAATAAGTTTACCTGCGACTGGATCATCCATTTGTAAAACACTGTTAGCAGATTTAAAATATTCTGCAAACCATTCCCTTCCTGAAACATATAGTTGATTTGCCATTTTTCCCGGCACTTTAATAACTTCAGAATATTCCTGTGCAAATGAAATGAGTGGTAGAAAAAATAGAATTAGTAATAGTTTTTTCATGTTGGATTGATTTTTGGTTTATCCAACTAAGTTATGACAAATGAATGAAATAAAAAAGCGATAAGGAGCTTAAACCTTATCGCTTTAAATGGCAGATTGCCACGCTGCGCTCGCAATGACGGGAAATTAAGTTTTAGTGTTTCCTTCAACGTCGAACGATTCGAGGTTGATCATGATCACCTGCGAAGCTTTCATGGCATATTTTTCGGCCAGTAATTCACGAAGGATCTGCAACTGGTGATAGAATGTTTTGCTATACCAAGGCTTTGCATGACGGCCATTCATGCCGGCAGCCATCAATTCGGTCGCTTCCGATTTCGATACACCATTGCCCACACCCATATCGACAAATTTACCGTAATACAAAAATGCGAACTCGATACGCTCCGGATCGCCGTTGGCATTGGTAATGACATGGTGTGCAAAACTGTTGTAAAGCGCATGACTGTAATTGATATTCAAACGAATGATTTTTTCGAGCCAGGTCTTAATTACAATCTCGGCCCATGCTTCGATGGTGAGTGATAGGGTTGTATTGTCGCTCATGACCAGTCATCCTTATTATAAACTAAGCGGGTATCGCCATCGGTAACGGTGAACGAGAACATGACTCCGTGAAAATTCACACCAACAGGCCCCACATTTTGGTATGGAATACTGGTAAAGTCGAGAAAATCCAATCCGTTTAATCCTTTACGTTTATCGCGGATCATCCGGGCAAGTATTTTAAACCCGGCAGTTTTGCAATTTTGTTTGGCCAGTTCTTCAGCGTCAAAATCGTTGTAATCTTCCACTTTTTCAAGCACATAAAAAACGAAGTATGGCGAATCAAGAAAATTGTCCGCTTTGTTCATGTCGCCCACTGATCCTTCTTCGTTGTTGTGGATAACCAATACACGGCCTGAAACGTCGGTTTGCATATTGAGCAATTCTTCCAGTCCGGCAATTCCGGAGCAACGGAAAAAACGTTTGACTGAATTGGTGTGGCCAATGTCTTTTAGGCGAGTGGCGCAATCGAGCATGTATGATTTGAAGTTGAACATGATATTGAGTTTTGCCTTCGACTGCTTCGCGCTCAGGCACCGGTGCGTTGAACAATGCGCCGCCCACTGAGCAGCGAAGCGTGTCGAAGTGGGTTATTTTTTATTCGGTTTTTGTTTTTCGATCATGCGTTCGAGCAGATCCAGAACATCCCATGCCGGTGAGTTGAATATCTGTTCGTTCTTAGTTACATCTCCCAGATTAAGGTCTGATACCAATTGTATAAATCCTTTTACCGGACTTACAGGGGCTTCGGATGAAACGCCTGAAGACTTGAATACCTGCGGATGCGCTTCGACCATCGCATTGCGGCAACCGGCATAAAAGGTATAAACCGCATAGCGTTTGTTCACCGAGAGAAATCTGAACCATTTTGCACGGTGCGGATAGATAAAATCGTTGAACGGTTGACGGCGATCTCCATTGTAATCGGGCGACATGGGATGGTAATCGGCTTGCTGTGGCCGGTATAAAACGGCACAAAGCATGTTCAGGTAAAAACCTTTGCGTTGTGTTTTGGAATTGTTGTAGGCAAAAAACTGACCTTCAGCATGAATAAATTCTTTCCAAGAAATGTTTCGGCATTCGCGGCATGGTCCCCAGTACCGACGTAAGCCCATCCGGAATGAAGGAAATAGATTGACGGTTAACTTACAATTTTCGGTCAGGTAATTTACAAACTGAAGGAACCAGGTTAACTCCAGATCAGTCATCCAGAATTTTTCCTTTCCTCTTTTAAATGCCCAATACATCTGATCTTTCTCAATTTTTTGCGGCAATGCTTTTACTCCGGTTAGTCTTAAAAAAGCTTTCAGGCGAAACGTATTGGCATCGAACCCGCTCCGGAACAGCCTGCAGATATAAAGTAGCTGATTTCGCGTCAGTTCGTTCCATTTGGGCAGATGCAGGTTTATTTCGCTCATCCTGTAATCCCTCCAATAAAAAAACCTGATTCCTGACCATCGGTAGCATTATCGTAAGGCGCTTCGTAAGCATTTGAAGCATAAACCGGATAAGTATCGAGGTGATTTCTCAGGTATGAAAGTGAAACACTTAAGGCGGTAACATACCGGTTCAGTAAATAGGCAGTGTCGGCAGTGGGGTTTGTTGATGTGTGAAAATGAATTTCTGCTTTCAATGCCAGTGCCTGTTGAATGAGCGGTTTAACCGCAGTATCGTTTTTGGTTCGCAAATCGGCTAAAAACTCGGCGCTGAATACGTTGGTAAACGTGGTGGCTTCTTCAAAATTAATATGCCGTTTGAGATCGACAAACCGGCGGCGACTGCAATTGATATCGATTAACTGGTCGAATACTGAAGCGGATGGAATTAAACTTCCGGTATTCACACTTGATTTGTTCCAACTGGTATATTTATCTGCATTGGTTTCGAGGAACAATAACAAGCGGTCGAGACCATCGTTGGCAGCCTGAAGGCAGGAGTCTTTCAGATCGCGAACGCGTTCCATACTTGCAGGAGCCTGATTCTGGTTACTTACAATACCAAAACCATATCCGGTGGCCACCAGGTTAAACTGCGGAATACTTTCGAGAATAGTAAGGTTGGCCAGTACCGGCTTCAGTGCAACAATCAGTTTATTCATGTAGGCAGTATCCGGATCAAGTTCTGAACCTGCTGAACCACTCCCTTCGATAAGTTCAGGGAAAGCATGTTCGTAAATTTGTTGCAGAAGATCGTCGCCCAGGTATTTAGGCAGATATTTATAGAATGCCCTGATCTCGAAAGCTTCATATTTTGAGGCGTCGTTGATTGAATTCAACGGCAGATATGTTTTTATATCTTCTATCGTTAGTATCATTTGGTTGGCTCGTTTACTTTGGTTACACTTCCGGTTTTATTATTATCGAGCGTGGTAAGCTCCAGATTAGGGATTACAAAGTGAAGATCTGCCGGCCACTTGTTAATTGACTTGATCAGATAAAGCGGGCGAAGTATCCGGTCGCGGAATGGCTTCATGAGCACCTGTTTGATGATGAACAGTTCGCGGGCTTCGGTGCCGTTAATGGTTTTGTTCTTGCCTGGCGATGGACCGATTAACGAAGGATGGATCAGCATGCCGTAGGCAATCAGGTTCGATACTTCTTCAGAATCTTCGATGTAGGCGCCATCTTTCATTTCATTTTTAACTACCTCGATCTTAATCATCGGATAAGGTTGTCCCTGTGGGTCTTTTTTCTGGAAGGTGATGATTGATTTGCCGGTATTGCCTTCGCCCTTGATGAAATCGTTGATGTCTTTGTATTCTTTTTTGATACGGGCCTTTTGTTCTTTTTCGCCTGAAATGTTCTCGCGACGGAATATTTCTTTGAAATAATCGGGATCGAGTAGAATGATATAATTGATCAAGGCCTGATTTTTCATGATGGCATCCTTGAACGGGATGATCTTCATGGCAAAATCGTATAGTCCACCCTCAAAAATTGCATACCAATAAGGCTTTTGGTAGTAATTGCGACCCGGAGAAGGAAAATTTACCGGAACAATAAAACGATTGCGACGTGCTTTTACTGTCTTTTTTTCATCCTCTTTCATGATTTCGCGTAGATGGCGCAATGGGCTGTAATTATCGAGCACCGGCGTTGCAATGCAGGGATATTCGTCGCTTGGCTGCTTCTCTTTCCAATAGGGAAAATAGTAATGCCAATCGATACGGCCGGTCTCTTTATTCATTTCGCTCCAACGCGAGAAAGTTGCTTCTTTACTTCGGATCTGCACGAGCTTCCGTTTGGCGCCATCTTCGGCATTGAAAATTATTTCAGGAAAACAGTTGAAAAACCAATGCATATCGATCATTTGCTCCAGCAAATACAACTGCATGTCGTTTTCTTCAAAAAACAGATCAACTTCAGCATTTCCGGTATATGGTTCAATCTTCCTATTTTCGCCTTCTCCAGTAATTTTTACCGGCTTAATGCCATCACCATAACTAAGCAGTACATTAAACCAAAGGTTGGCATTCATCTGTGCCAGTTTTCCGGCTTTTTCAATTATTTGTTTGGGTAAATCGTTGTTTGCTCCCCACGGTACCATTTTAGGTAAATCTCCCAGTTTGAATCCTTTTACCGCAATATCGGCAGGATCCCGGTCGGGTGTACTGAAAATGTCGGAAGAGCTGGTTGATTGCAAAAAAACGGCAGATGTACCTGTTGCATAGGCGGTAGTACCGTCGTAATGCATCAATATTTCATCCTTTGATTTAACTGTCTGTGTCATATCATTACCTCCATACCATTAACATTAAAAAGCAGCTGGGCGTGAACAGTACGAACCTCGGTGCTTTCCGGAAATTTAAAATTGAACGTATCGTTTTTGAAGTTTGACGATGTGCAAATCACCCGGGCATGAACCACATTGCCGTCTTTTTCTCCATATACCACATCGAATGGAGTGCGTTCGATGCTTCGGTCAAACGGATCGAGCAAGTGACGAAGGGCTTTGAGAAAGATTTGTTTTTGTGCCATAATTTGAAATGTTTCAAGTTTCGGGTTACAGGTTACGTGTTTCGGGTTACAGGTATACCCGTTTCACGCAACCCGTTCCGTTATATTTCAAATATGGGGTATCAGTAAACTAAGGAAAAGGACATCTTCGACAGGCTCAGATACCGTTATAATTTTGATCGAAGCGGCGCTCACTGAGTAGCCGAAGGCGTATCGAAGTGAGCGATCAGAGGAACTTGCTTCCGGCGTTCGCCAAACATTACACTATCCTGATCCAAATGTTCGACCAGGGTAGGAACTGAGGTGTACATCTTCCAGCCGCGGCGGTGAATCTCGTGCGAATTTTTACGGCCGATGCCTGATGACGAACGGAAGATGGTAACCGGATCTTTCAACCATTCTTTCATGGCGGCCAGTACTCCGGATGTCATGTAAAAATTGCCATCAACCCATGCCTGATCGATAAAATTGAAAACATCAAATTTTACAGGATGACTTACGGCGCCGGTATAAAAATCTGAATTACGATTTGGAAGGTAGATTGGGCTGAGTGTAAAATTGGCAGTCGCAGTCTCAGTAGGCAGAGATCCCGAAAATGATCCTGAAATAAATTCAGGATGACCGGGATGACGGGGACGCACAGTTTTTAGAATATCGATGCGATTAAGTAGTGCATAATAAAAATGAGGACAGGGAACAATATCGTCTTCAATGATCAGGCATTCTTCATTGGCATACTGGAGCATTAGCCGAAACGTTTCGACATGACAGGCTTTGGGTTCTCCTCCGATGTCGGTAAATATAAGTCTTACATTTACCGGAAGGTCGAGCGCAATGTATTTCATCAGGTTTTCGGGAGTCGTGTTATTTACGAATCCGATCACCTGAAAATGTTCGAGCCGCGAAACGAGCCGTGCAAATAGCTCCGGCCGGTTGCAGGTTGGTACAAGTGCGATCATATTCCGAGGTTAAAAAGGTTCTGGCTGTATTTGCGGTTGAACTTATGAACCTGGTCAACGGTAATTTTGTCCTGTTCAATTTGGGAGAGTGTCTTAAGGGTTTCGGAAGCCAGATGTTGAACATGAGAATTTGGCACCAAAGCCGGAGTAATGTTTAAGGCTTTCAATTGCTCCACAGTTGCATTATCGGCGCACCAGAACGGGAAATCTTCATCGAGTCCACCAATCTGTTCCCAAACTGTTCGGCGCATCACAAAACACCACCCGGAGAAATGACGTCCAACCTGATAACCGCATTCGGTTACCCTGATACCAGCCTGACGCCGATCGCCCGGATTCTTTGGCGACATCACCATCAACTTGTGCTGAATCATTTCACTGAACCATCCGCGCATAAATATCAGATCGTTATTGGCAATGCAAACGAAAGGGGCACGGCCTTTCAGTACTCCCAGATTGGCAAATTGGTTGTAATTGAATTCGCCTGGCATGTGAATGGTTTGCGTACGTGGATAGGAAACATCAGTCTGCTCTATGACGATGATATTGAATGTACCGGCTTTTTCAGAATATAGCAGGGTGTGAATGGTTCGTTGTGTCATTTCTTTCAATGCCTGTGTTTTTGCATTCGAAAGGATCACTACATCACATCTTGCCTTGTTTCGTTGCTCCTGAAGTTTTTCGCGCTGGTATTCCTGAGCTTCTGTAGTTTCGATGTTATAATCGTAGAAATACAGCGTTTTCCCGATGTGAAATTCAGTATTTAGCAGAGGTTTTAGCCGCTTGGAATAGTCTGAGTCCTCTCCATATAAAATGGGCTTAAATGGGGTTGCTTCGGCATGTTCACGCTTCACACACATAATATGATTTGGCAGTCGGTGATAACGGTCAGGTTCGTTATAATCAGCATCGTACATTGACGAATAGTGACATGGTTTTGGAGTTTCACCGTTGATGCTTACTGAAGCGATGAATGTAATCACATCAGGTTCCTTTTCGGTAGCTTCCAAAATGGAACTGATATAATCATCGGCCACCCGGTCATCATCATCAACAAAAACCACGTAATCGCCTTTTGAAATGTCGATCAGGTTATTGCGTTTGGTGCCCAGCATGATGGTTTTGTTGTCGATCAATGTCAGGATCTCCACTTGTTTTTGTTGTTCCGGATCCAGTTTTTTCAATTGTCCAAAAAGCTGGTCCAGAATTTTTGGAAGAAAAGTATTGTAACGGTTGTGGGTTGAGCAAACGAGAATAGATAGTTTCATACTGATGGATTGAATTATTGAATGATTGAAATTATCCAACAGCAGGAAGATGGTAAAGGACACCCTTCGACTGCTTCGCGCTCAGGGAACGAGCAACTAAATGAAGGCTATTAGTTTTCGGGGGGAGTGAGAAGTTTTTCGAGTTGTTTGATGCGGCGTTTGATGCGAAGGAGTTCGTTTTTTGCAGCATCGAATTGAACCCGTGCAGCTTCTTCGAGCTGCCGGAGTTCAATGATTTCCTGCATGATTTCTGTTGCGTGTATCATAAAAGCCCCTCCCATCTTATTTTGCGCAACACTTTCCCCTGAAGGATATATGTTATAAGACAGAAAGGGCCGTATTCTGTGGCCCATTCTGCCTTCAGGAGAATGTTTATAAAAAGTATTGCGCGGTGTAAAGATAAAAATTTATGAGTTATTAAGGAAAGTTTAAGTACTGGAGTGATTATTTAAGTTTCAGGCTGAAAACTTAAATAAAAAAGCCCCGAAGGGCTTAAAATAAAGTGAGCTGTTGAGTTTTTACCGGAGTCAGTAAATCGTCAAACAGATCAGTCGGTAGTTCATTCCCTTCCGGAATTGTTACGCTTTTTGGTTTTTGCGTTACGTTTTCGGGCATTTTTAGCACGATAACGCTTTCGGCTTCGGCGATGGGAACAATGTACGGTCCTTTGCCGGTTGGATGAATGGTAACCTGCCATGCTCCGTAAAACTGGTTTGAGAGTGAGTTCATCCAGGCAACTTCGCCAAACATTCCGTTCAGGCACATGTTTATGAGGCACATCATACAACAGTTGCGGTCGATATCGGCTCCGTAGAATGTTGCATTGCGGTTTACCTTCGCAGCTGCCATCAGTATGCGGCCAGATCCGCAGGCGCAATCGAGTACCCGCTGTCCAAAGCCGATCGGTTCATTGAGTCGTGCCATCAGTTCGCAAACAGGCTCCGGAGTGAAGAACTGCCCATTGTGGCCGTGTGAGATGTGTTCCATAAAGAAATCGCCAAATATGTCGCGTAATCCTTCGCCGTTATCGTCCATTTCCATCACCAGTGCGCCAAATGCTTCGGCCATCAGGTAGGCTTCCGGTTTATCGTACCCGCGCACGATTTCGAGGTAACGGTCTTCCATCGCTCCGAGTGATAAGGCGCAAACAGTCATTTCTAAAAAGTCGCTGAATACGTTACTGATGCTGTTCCGACGCGCTAACTGCTGCATGTACTGGGCAAAGCTTTTCTGTTTTTCCATACTTGAAATGATTAAAAAAAAGGCCGAAGCCTTTTCTACATTAATCCTTCGTCGGCAAATGAGAAGTATGATTCGGAGGTAAGTATCAGGTGATCCAATACCGGGATATCGAGAAACCGACCGGCTTCTTTAATTTTCTTCGTCAATTCTTTGTCGGCCTCGCTGGGTACCAGGTTCCCTGATGGATGGTTGTGGCTGAGTATAATGCTGCAGGCGTTTGATTTCAGCGCGGTTTGCATGATTATTTTTACATCGGCAATAGTTCCGGTAACACCTCCAACTGAAATCTGACAGTAACCCAGCACTTTGTTATTCCGGTTAAGGCAAAGTATGTAGAAGAATTCGCGGTAGTCGAGACTTGGAAAAACATCTTTGAGGCAGGCATAGCCATCGGATGATGTTACAACTTTTGGCAATTCGGACGCTTTGTACTTCGGTTTGTAACTGATTTCGATTTCGGCCAAAGTTGAATTGTACATTGGCACCGGGGTAAATAAATTTGTTTGCATTGTTTGCACCACTGCCCTGTGGATTTATGTAGGCTGGCTCTCCTGTTAATTTTGAGCCAATAGAAGTTGAGCAGCGCGGAATCATGTCAAGGGTAGTTACGATATACCAGGTTAAAACCCCTTGACTTTTCCGGGATGCGATCAATAACTTCGGGGCAAAATTGAGTGAGAGTAATCTTTCTCCGTGGTAAGTAAAACCCAAAATAAAGGGCATAAAAAAAGAGGCGTAAGCCTCTTTAAAATGATGAATTATTATTTGTCGAAATATATAATTGCCGTCAATTCCGGATCAAGCATTAGCTCCATAGATTGGATTGCACATTTATAACTTTTTTCTTTAATAATATGAGTTTGCTCAGCTTCTTTTGAATTCTTGTCAAAGCCATTGTATTCTTTAATTTGATCGATCATTGGCTGAAGTTCTGTTACTGTATATGGCGTTTTAATTGCCAATTCTTCAGCTAGGGTTGATGGATATTTTCTGTAAGGAAATAACCAATTCCAAAATCGTATAAATGGATTTTTCATCTTATTCAATTTTAAATGGTTTAATTATTTTGAGTCGCATTGTTTTTGCTTCATTGCCAAATCCAAGCATTGGTTTTGGCAATGACTTATCCCAACGTTTATACTTTTTTCGAAAAGCATTTTGTTCGAATACCACTTCAAAATATGAACTTTTTGTAGAATCATCAAAATCATAACCGACGATATCTCCCAAACAAATTACATTTCCATTAATATCTATGGTATGTGTGGGAAAACCTTTTGGTAATTCATTCATCTTCTTCAATTTTAATTTTTAATCCGAGTGGTTTGAGAATGTTGTTGAGTCTTAGGATGTAAAAATTCATGCGACGTTTTCCGTGCCTGGCTGGTATTCCGGCTGCTTTTTCGTAAGCGGGCCACCCTTTAAACTTTTTCTTGACGTAGGTTTCGATAAGGTTGATCATGTTTGTTTTATTGAATTACTTCACCAAAAAGAACAATCGCTTTTTGTGGTGTAGTTGGAAGTAATCTTTTTTTTACTACAAAATGTTTTTGATCTTCAAGTTCGAGGCTGTCTTCGATAATTGGCACAATTGAAGATTCGTATTTTTTAACGAAAGATAGATCATTTAATCTCATCAGATGAATTTCAAATAGATTGTCCATATAGCTGGTTTTAATTATTTATCTAATTATAGTGGTTTAATAAGTAGTTGCACTCAGCGAATTTAAATATTTTTTGTTTATGCCAGTTCTAAATCAGGTGTGCGAATTTTGGATATCGTCCGGTTTGAAATATGGGTGTATCGCATGGTTGTTTTAATGTTTTTATGACCCAACAATTTCTGAATGATGGCCAGTTCGGTTCCTGATTCGAGCAGGTGTGTTGCTGTACAATGCCGCAATAGGTGTGGATGAACGCGCTTTTTTATCTGGGCAATAGCTGCATACTTTTTTATGAATTGCTGTATTGAAGTAACTGAATATTGTTCGCGTTGCTGTCCGTTAAACAGGTAACGGCGTGGATAGCGAATATACTCGAAGGTTCGATCGTCGTTTAAAACTAACTTATAAAATAACTTGATGGCTCCCAGGCGTTGCCTTAACAATGCTTGGGAAGATGACGTGCGGAGATACTTTTTAATTTCAAGATCAGTTATTTTTAATGGATGCCTGTAAAAGTGCATAATAAACAACCGTACTAATCCTTTGTAACAGGTAATGGTTTGTTGGCAATAGTTGCCAAGAATCATTTCGTCTTCGTACTGCTGCAAAAGTTTGCTCATAAGTTATTGATTTTTAAATGTGTTTTGTATAGGCAACTGTTAGCGGTAATGCCAAAAGCATCTTTCAGCATTACCGTTGACTTTTTTAGAAAGGTGGATTCTCGTCATCATCTTCATAATCGTAACGACAATCAAACTGAGACTGCCAATCTTCATCCTGGTATCTTTTCAGCATTGCAACCTCGTTAATTGTCCTTTCTCCTTCCGGCTTCTGCATAATTTTTTTGCATTGGCTTTCAAAATTTTGCATTTTATACTCACCGTCCGAACGGTCCGCGGCCATTTTTTTAGCTTTTTTGTATTGGTTAACGGCTTTGTCCGCTAATCTTTGGCAGCTCTTTCTTCCTTCGTCAATTTCGTTCATTGTCAACCCAAATTCATTTTCGAGCGACATTGAAGCCTCAAAATGTGAGTAGTCATAACTCAACATTACTTTAACAGATGCGGTTTTTACAATAGTTGTACTCATTGATTTAAGTCGGTTGCCTGTACTCCGAAAGGTTTTTAGTATTTATGTGATTTTGAAGGCACTAACCAATAACTTGCACTACCCGTCAATTGCCGAAACTGGTGGTTTGCGAGCGTTTCAGCCCGCTTGTAATTCATTTCGGCTTGACATGAAAACTCTACGCATCGGCAACTGCGTGTAGCCTTTAATGTTGTAGGCTATATTAAAACTGCGCTACTTTGAGAGTTTTGTTTTCGATAAATACCTTTTCGAGTTCTGGATGATCGACAAGGTATTTATTGATTTCATCAGCTTCGTTCTGAGCTTCGAGTTCTGTTTTAAAATTGACTAAATGTTTGTCTTTTGCGACAAAAATTGTACGACGATTATTGACCATGATTTTAACACCAAAAAGCAATTCTGGTGAATTAAAATCTAATACTTTCATTGTTTTTGCTTTCATAATAATTTGATTTATTAATAGTTAATTAATGATTGATTCTAAAATACAGCCTACAACTTCAGCTACCCGTCAAGTGCGGCAGCGGTGGTTTTCGGTGTGCATCTTTCCGCTCAAACTGCTTTTCGGCTTGACAGGAAATCGCCCGCAGTCCGCCCCTGCGTGTAGCTTCCTACGTTAGGCTTCATGCTAAAGAGACGGCACAACTTTGAACATTCCTTTTTCGTTCTGAGTTGTTAAAACCTCAAAATAAGCGGCTTTCTCTTTTTCTATTTTAAAGAAGTCAATAAAATAGTTCATGAGTTCTTTACTTGTAAATCGGTAATATTCTCGCCCTGCATTGCCTAAATAGTAGCTATCCTCTTCGGGTTCTTCCTTGTATATGTATGCACAATTATCTTTGCGACTAAATGCAAACATTACGGCATCTCTTTGAGTAGCATTAAGTAGTTCCGCTACTTTTTTAAATACTACAAATGTACCTCGTGGCATTTCGATTTTAATGTGTGGCTTTTCGTGGCTCTTCCATTGTCCTGTCGTAGCCCTTTGCCTTCTAAATATTAATAAATCTTCCATTTTATGATATGTTTTTAAATTGTTTAATGAGATAAAAAAGCACGAAAGCCTAACACAACCTATAACCAATAAAGGTTTTAGTGGGTAATCCAACGTTGTATCTCGCATCCAGTTTAGTGTATTTTGACAGTTTTTCGCCCCCGTAATCCTTTACTGGTTATAGCTTCAACGTTATGGGTAAGCATATTGCAGCCTACCCATTTGATAAGTTTACGCTGGTTCGAGATTGTCATCAAAGTATTTCTTTGAAACATACCATAAATCAGCATGGTTTTTTGGATTGCGCGCAACATACCCCAGCTTAAATTCTGAGTCTGGTAAACGTTTATCGGGTTCCGACACGCTAACAACGCCTTGACCTTGATTTTCAAACTCTAAAAGTGTAACCATTTCAGAAAAACCTTTTCTTTTGTACTGTTTAAATTCTAACATAATTGAAAAATTTAAGTGATTAATAACTATATAATTGACAACTAAATGCCTAACCCATAACACCAGCTACCCGTCAAATGCGGCAGCAGTGGTTTCAATCGGCATCTTTCCGCTCGATGTCCTTGTCCTACCGGACAGGACATCGCCCGAAATCCGCCTCTGCGTGTAGCTTCCGTGCGTTCGAATAGGTATAGTGTCGCGTTAAATCGTTGAATCAAATCTACAAACTACATTTGAAACATTCGCACATATGTGCGAATGTTTCAAATGTTTTTCAGCATCAACTGGCGATACTGCTAACAAATTGGTTGTACTCGAAGCTGATCAGCTCCTGATCGAGAAGTTCGGAAGCACCTTCGAAATAAATTGAATCGAGGTACTGGGTGAATTCGTCCCAGAGGTTCTGGCGGGTTTCGGATTCTGAAGAATGGGTCAATCGTATTGTTTTCATTTGTTCGATTTTTAAAATTGAGGTTTTAAAAAGTCCCCCGATTTCTCAGGGGGCAATCTGTTTTAGTAGGGAAGATCATCTTCAACAGGTTCTTTCTTCGATTTCTTTTTGGCTGATTTTTTTTGCTGTTCAGGCTCCTTGTCTTTGGCTGGTTCGCTTTGTTCTTTGGTCTGGTAGTAACAAGTGTGGGTACGGTTGAATTTGTCGGGGCTTTTCATTTTAGCCACTTCAAACGTGATGTAGGTGATTCCGTTTTTTACGAATGTTGTTTTCAGGGCGTCTTCCATTGGGATTACTACTTTCACGATGTCGAGATCGT